CGGCACAGACGATGGGCGGTGGCGTCCGGCGCGTCGGCGCACTGTCGGACGAGGAGAAGTAGCGTCATGGCCAAACGCTCGTTCAGCGGCGCCCCGACTGCGCCCCGCCACCCGCGCGCGCCGCATGTCGAGGCGGCGCTGTTCCTCTCCAGAGCGGCCCGTCGCTATGCGGAGGACCGCGAGCTGACCAGCGTGGTCGTCGAGGCCTTCGTCGCGTTCCTCGACGCTGCGGATCCGCTCCTCTCCGGCCCGACGCGCACCGGGCTCTTGCTGCGGTTCCCATGGCTCGCCGACGTCGGCCGCGAGGCCAGGAAGGAGTAGGCGATGCCCTGCGACGAGAAGCCAGACGCCGACGGCAAGCTGGTGGGGTTTGTCTGCACGGGGCGAGGAACGCGCGGTTTCTGCGTCTCGTGTTCGCGTCCGTCGTCGAAGCTCTGCGACTGGCCGATCGCCAGGCGGTTCGGCTTCCCGGCCGAGGAGCTGCATCGGTCCGAGGTGCAGACCGCCGACCTCATCGTGGTCGTGACCGAGAAGCGAGACCTGATGCGCGGGCACTGGCGCTGGCCGGTGCAGCAGACACATAGGCCGATGCTGGAGCGGATCGAACCGCTCGCGGCGGAGGCTGCGGAGGAGCTGTTCCTGGCGCGGTTCTTCGAGGTGAGGCCGTGAGCGCGACCACATCAATGGAGTCCATGCTTGTCCAGAATCTTCTTGCGCGTAGTGGTCGCGCGCTCGGCGCCGTCAAGACAGCCGCAAGAAAAACTGGCGTCGATCTCGACCGATACATCGAGCGAGTCGCTGGCGGGGAGAAGTGGTGCACCGGTTGCGGAACATGGCAAGCGCGAAACGCATTCGTTGCCGACCGAAGCCGATGGGACGGGGTGAGCGCAAGCTGTCTTGAGTCAAAGCGCGGTCGACCGCGAGGAAGGCGCGACCCAGATCGCGAGCTGGCGCGACGAGCGGTTGCCGTTGCTGTTCGCTTCAAGAAAATCCCGCGACCGAATGAGCTTGCATGCGTCGACTGCGGGCACACTTGGATCGAAGGCGAGCGGCGACACGAGTACGACCACTACCTAGGCTACGACGTCAAGAGCCACCTCGACGTTCAGCCGGTCTGCACAACGTGCCACGCCGACAGGGAGAAGACGCGCCGTGGGTAAGACAGAGATCGCCTGGACCGATTGGACCTGGTCGCCGATCGTCGGCTGCCGGCGGGTCAGCCCTGGGTGCGAGCACTGCTACGCGGAGAGGCTCGCGGCCACGCGCCTATCTGGCCTCGACAAGTACCGGGGCATGTCGGACTTCACCTTTGGCAGCCCGCGCTGGACGGGGCAGATCCGACTGGTCGAGAAGGAGCTGGAGGCGCCGCTTCGGTGGCGCAAGCCGCGGAAGATCTTCGTCTGCGACATGGGGGATCTTTTCTACGAGGAGGTGCCGGACGAGTGGATCGACCGCGTGTTCGCGGTGATGGCCTTGGCGCCGTGGCACACGTTCCAGGTGCTCACGAAGAGGGCGGCGCGGATGCGCGAGTACCTCAGTCATCCGGCGCGGGGCACCAGCGGTGGCGCGATCTGGTACGCGGCCGAGAAGCTCCGGCCATCGCCGTCACCGAACCATTGGTACCACGCCCCGCGCGGCTTCTCGTGGCCGCTCCCCAACGTCTGGATCGGGGTGAGTGTCGAGGACCAGCAGCGCGCCGACTCGCGCATCCCGCTGCTGCTCCAGACGTCGGCGGCGGTACGGTTCATCAGCGCGGAACCTCTACTCGGTCCGATCCAGCTGACCGGGATCTGTAGCGTGCCCGCCTGCTTCAACGCTCTCTTGCCTGGTCGGTACCCGCGCCTCGACTGGATCATCGCCGGCGGAGAGAGCGGGCCAGGCGCGCGACCATGCGACCTGTCCTGGATACGCTCCATCGTCGAGCAATGCCGCGAGGCGCGTGTGCCGGCGTTCGTGAAGCAGCTCGGGGCATTCCCGGTGACGCCGAACGCGACGGACGGGCTGGCGCGAGTCGTCCAGCGCGGCGTGCCCGCCTACCGCTCCGCGCTCGCGTTGCGTGATCGGAAGGGCGGCGACCCGGCGGAGTGGCCCGAGGATCTGCGGGTCCGCGAGTTCCTCCGACAGCCGGGACCAACGAGTCAGAGGGACGAACGTGCTGAAGCTCGCTGACGGCCTCAAGCTTCCCGTCGACGCGATCACCCAGACCTTCGGCGTCCTAGCAATGCGTGGCGCCGGAAAGAGCAACCTCGCCGCGGTCATGGCCGAGGAGATGTTCGAGGCCGGCCTACCCTTCGTCGTCGTCGACCCGGTCGGCAGCTGGTGGGGGCTGCGCTCGGCCGCCGACGGGAAGCGCCCGGGGCTCGCCGTCCCCATCTTCGGGGGCCAGCATGGCGACGTCCCCCTCGAGAAGACCGGCGGCCAGGTCCTCGCCGACCTGGTGGTCGACGAGCGCGCCTCGTGCGTCCTCGACCTGAGCGACATGTCGGAGGGCGACAAGATCCGGTTCCTCTGCGACTTCGCCGAGCGGCTCTACCGACGCAACCGCGACCCGCTCCACCTCTTCCTCGAGGAGAGCGACGACTACGCCCCGCAGCGCCCGTTCCGCGAGCAGGCCCGGCTCCTGCGTGCCTGGGAGAATGTCGTGCGCCGCGGCCGCGCCCGAGGCCTCGGGATCACGATGATCACCCAGCGCTCCGCGGCGCTGGCCAAGTCGGTCCTCACGCAGATCGAGACCCTCTTCGTCCTGCGCACCACGTCGCCCCAGGATCGCAAGGCGGTGCAGGCCTGGGTCGACTTCCACGGCACGGCCGGGAACGAGGTACTGGAAAGCCTGCCCACCCTGCGTGCCGGAGAGGCCTGGGCCTGGTCGCCGCACTGGCTGGGGGTGACGAAGCGGCTGCAGGTGCGGCGGCGCTGGACGTTCGACAGCGGGGCGACGCCGAAGGACCTCCGGGCCAGGCGGCGCGCTGCGACGCTCGCCGACGTCGATCTCGGCGCGATCCGGGAGCGTATGGCGGCCACGATCGAGCGGGCGAAGGCCGAGGACCCGCGCGAGCTGAAGCGGCGCGTGGCCGAGCTCGAGCTGCAGCTCGCCTCAAGGAGTACTCCGGCGCCGACCAAGGAGCATCGGGTCGAGGTGCCGGTGCTCAAGGAGGGCCAGGTCAAGCGCCTCGAGGCGGCGGCCGTCCGGGCGGAGAAGATCGCGGCCGGGCTGCAGGAGCGGGTCCACGACCTCCGAGAGGAGGCGGCGGCGCTGCGGCAGGTCCTGCGGCAGCCCATACCCGGTTTTACCCGGCCTGCCCGTGAAATCCCGAACACCGGAAGGTTACACAAGATCCGGGCAACTCCAGCCGCGCCAGCAGATAGGTTTAGGTCAGAGCGCCAGCTCGAGCGGTTGCCCGGGAAATCCCAGAACCCGGATTTACCCGGACCGATCGGCGGCGGCCTCCGGCGGATGCTCGTCGCTCTCGCCCAGCGCCCCCAAGGCCTGAGCGCCAGGCAGCTCGGCGTCCGCGCTGGCCTCTCCTCGAGGAGCGGGACCTTCTGCACCTACCTTGCTCGCGCCAGGACGTCGGGCTGGGTCGCTGGCGATCGCGGTCGCCTCACCCTGACCGAGGCCGGGCTCGCGACGTGGCTCGGCGAGCTCGGCGGTGGCGCTGCGCGGATGATCGAGACGCTCGCCTCCGCATACCCGCGGGCGCTCTCGAAGCAGGAGTTGGGCGAGGCCTCGGGGCTCTCGTCTGTCTCGGGAACGTTCTCGACCTACCTGAGCCGGCTCCGCTCGCTCGAGCTGGTCGAGGGCCGAGGCGAGCTGCGCGCGAGCGGCGAGCTGTTCGAGGGAGAACCATCGTAATGCACCACCACCAACGAGAAGGCCGCAGTTCGCGCGGCCGGAGACGAGCGCACATGGCGAAGAGAACGTCGCTGAGTAAGGCAACCCGCTTCGAAGTCTTCAAGCGCGACAAGTTCACCTGCCAGTACTGTGGCCGCACCCCGCCACAGGTCATGCTCCAGGTCGACCACATCGTCGCTGTGGCAAGGGGTGGAAGGTCTGAGATTCTCAACCTGATCACCTCGTGCGCCGAGTGCAACCTGGGCAAGGGAGCACGAGATCTGTCCAGCGCTCCGCCGTCACTGGTTGACCAGATTCAAGAGCGCCGAGAGAGAGAGGAGCAGGCCGAGGAACACAACCGCTTCCTCCTAGAGATCTACCGCAAAACGGACGAGGCCATCGACGATATCGGGCGTCGCTGGTTCAACTACTTTACCAAGCGGAAGAACCGATTCACCTTCGGTCCTGAGCGGCGTCCTTCCATCCGTACTTTTCTCAAGCATCTGACGATCGTCGACCTTCAGGAGGCCATAGAGAAGGCGCACGGCAAGATCCCCGTGGAGCGCGATTGCGATGAGCGGACGTGGAAGTACTTCTGCGGCATCTGTTGGGGAGTGATCAAGGAACGAAATGACCGACAGTCGAAGGGCTAGAAGGCAAGCCGGATGCCGAGTCGGGCTCCAGCCTTCCAGTGGTACAGCGGTGACTGGCTCAAGGATCCAGGAGTTCGGGCCCTCAGCCTCGCCGCACGCGGTCTCTGGGCGGACATGCTGAACCTCATGGACCAGTCCGAGACCCGCGGGTACTTGCGTCACCGGACAGGCGCGCCGGTATCGACGGAACAGCTGGCCAGGATGGTCGGCTCCGGGTTGCCGGAAGTGCGGCGGTGCATCGCCGAGCTCGAGCGCACCGGGGTGTTCTCTCGGGACCAAGATGGTGTCATCTTTTCCAGGCGAATGGTCCGAGACGAGCGCAAGCGCGCGCTGTGCGCTGAGGCCGGGAAAAAAGGCGGGAATCCTGTATTAATGGGCACTTACGAGCAGCTGACCATTAAGGGTGATCCAAAGGGTGCTCCCAAGCCAAACCCAACCCCTTCTTCTTCTTCTTCAGCTTCTGCTTCAAAGCCTTTACCCCCGCTCGCTTCGCTCGCTGCCCCCAAGGGGGCGGCCGACCATACCGAAAACGGCTCGCCTGCGGCTGCGGTGCTCGACGTGGAGCACACGGACGACCAGGCGGCGGTCGGCGCTGAGGCCGATCGCTCCTCGCACGCCGACGTGGGCGTGACGGAGAGGCCGAAGGTGAGGCGGCGCACCCCCCGGAGCAGCGAGAAGACGACCTGGACCCGCGTGCCACCGACCGAGACGCTCGACGTGGAGCGCCGCCGGTTCGCCGTCGAGCTCGGCCTCGACGCCGAGTGGCAGTGGGCGAAGTTCGTCGACCACGAATACCGAGCACCCGGGCACTCCGACGTGGGAGCGACCTGGCGTAACTGGTGCCGTGAGGCGGTCCGGCGCGGCGAGGCACAGGGGCCTCGGCGCGAACCCGATCCGTCACCCCCGCGAGCTGCGACGTGGCAGCTACGGGCGCAGGTGACGGAAGCCGGGCGGGACGCCTGGCACGCGGCCCGAGAAGCGCTTCGCGCGCAGCTCAAGCGCGAGGCATGGGAGATCTGGATCGCGCCGCTCGTGTACGTGGGCGACGGGGAGGGCGTGCTGTACCTGCGAGCGCCTTCGCAGTTGTTCGTCGACTGGCTCGGGGCAAACCACGCGAAGTCGTTCGGCGCGGCGTTGCCTGGCTGGCGCTGGTCGCTCGGCGTCGGCGAGGTCGAGTTCGTAGGCGTGGGCTGATGGCGAATGGCCACCTGATGCGAGTGCGGCGGCTCCTCGAGGCGGAGATCGCGGACGCGCCGCGGATGTACAACCACGCGAGCGCTGCTGCGTCCCTGGAGGCCTTCCGGGAGCTGCTGAAGGGGGTAGGCCTGTGGCCGCTGACCGAGGGTGAAGCGACCGACGCGGAGCGGCGCCGGACTGCGGGCAAGGACGGCACTTGCCGCTGACCGATGCCCAGCGTGCCGAGCTCGGGCGACTTCACGCCCGCCGCAAGGAGTTGCTCGAGCGGATGACGGCGCTGCCGCAGAGCCTCGGAGCCGCTGGGCGTGACCTGCAGCGGATCCTGGTCGAGTTCGGCGAGGTCATCGAGCGCCTCGACGAGCTCGAAGTCATCGAGCACGGCCGCGAGCTCGCGCAGAAGATGGCGCGCGACCGGGCGATGGCCGATGTCGCTGCCTTGCAACTGGACGCCGGCGAGGAGCTGCTCAAGGCGCATCTCGCTACCAGCCGCCAGATGGGGGCTCGGCTTACCGCCCGGGTCGGCAGCCGGCGCGAGGCCTCGGCGCTCATCGATCGCGGGCTGGGCCAGGTTGCCGCGTTCTCCGACGCCCGGATCCGCGCGGTCATACGGCGGACGGGGACCGTGGCGGCCGCGCTCCAGCACGAGCTCGACGTCCGGGTCTTCGGGCGGCGGGTCGACCAGCGTGCCGACGAGGTCGGGGTTGTCCTGGGTGGTGGCATCGAGCGGAAGCTCGTGGAGCGTCTGTGGGATGGGAAGGTCGGCCGCCCCGGGCAGCTCGGACAGCTGTTCCTTGCGAAGGTCGACCGCGCCGCCGTGCTCAGCGCCGGCTACGAGGAGACGGCCGCACGCCTCAAGGCCGAGGTCGACCGGCTGCTCTCGCTCGGCCACAGCGCCCGTACCGCCACCGCGGCGCTCCAGCGCGCGAGCTTCAGCCTCGAGGGGTACGCGAAGTGGGTGGACCAACTGGCGGCCGCAGGCCGTGGGGCCATCCAGGGTGACGCCGGCGCGCGCAAGGGGTTCCAGGCTCTCCTGCGGACGGCCAAGCGCTACGTCCAGCGCCGCGGCGCCACCGAAGTCGCGCTCTCGACCCGCGGGGCGAGCGCCAAGCTCGTGCGCTCGATCGAGAAGGCGGTCCTCGACCTCAGCGAGCAGGCGATCCAGAGCGCGGTCACGCGCTGGGTCGCGAAGAAGGCCAACTACGAGGCCATCACCATGATGCGCACCGTCACCAACGAGACCTACCGCGCGCAGGCACAGCTCGGGATGATCGAGCGGCCATGGATCTACGCGGTGGAGTGGCGCCTCTCGCTCAGCCACCCACGCATCGACGTCTGCAACGCGATGGCCTCGGCCGACCTCGGGCTCGGGCCAGGGCACTACTTCATCGGTCACATCCCGACGGCCCATCCGAGCTGCTTGTGTAGGATCGAGCCCGTCATCGACCAGGACTTCTTCAAGCGCGACGGCCGCCCGCTCGCCTGGACGCCGCCGTCCGACTACGGCAGGAACCTCGACGCGCTCGCCTTCCACGGTGCCTTCGCGGCCGCGGCCAACGGCGCGAAGACCCCGGCCGAGCTGCGGGACCGGATGGCGAGGGGAGGGCTCCTTGCTCAGACGCCGGCGAAGCTCGATCGGGTCTCGCCCCGGAAGGCGACGCCGGCGAACCTTTTGCGAACGCGGATCGAGGCGTCGATGAAAAGGGAAGTTCTTGGGGCGCTTTGATTGGAGGAGCTGGCGCTAGACTATTCAAGAGGGGACTTACAGTTGCCGGACGAACCGAAACTAGCCGAAGAACACAACGACGTGTTCGCGCGGGATGCAAGGCGCGACGGTCCGCTCGGCAGCGTGCAGGACCTGAAGCCAGACCCCGAGAACGCCCGTAAGCACGGCAAGCGCAACGTGGGCATGATGGTCGAGGCGCTCCAGGAGGTCGGGGCGGGCCGCAGCATCGTCATCGACGAGGACGGGGTCATCCTCGCCGGCAACGGCATCGTCCAGGCGGCGGCGGAGGCCGGCATCGAGCGCGTCCAGGTGGTCGAGGCCGACGGCAAGACCATCATCGCCGTGCGGCGGCGCGACCTGACGCCGGAGCAGAAGCGGCGGCTCGCCCTCTACGACAACCGGACCGCGGAGCTGGCGAACTGGGACGCCGAGGTGCTCCAAGCGCTGCACCAGGACGGCGCCCTTTCGGGACTGTGGACCGACGAGGAGCTGGGCGGTCTGCTCGACATCGAGCCCGACGGGGGTCCCGACGACCCCGGCCCCGAACTCGAGCGGGCCGAGGAGCTGCGCGCGAAGTGGGGAGTGGTTGCCGGCCAGGTGTGGCAGCTCGGCGAGCACCGGCTCGCCTGCGGCGACTGCCGCGACACGGCCACCGTCGATGCCGCCACCGCTGGCCGGAAGGCGTGCGCCATGTGGACGGACCCGCCGTACGGCGTCGAGTACCAGGGCGGCACGGGCCTGCGGATCGCGAACGACAACCGGGCCGAGCTGCCCGACCTGCTGCGGGGTGCCTTCGCCACCGCCGATGGGGCGCTCGAGAGCGGCTCGCCCATCTACGTCGCCCATCCGGCCGGGAGCCTGTCGCTCGTCTTCGGCCAGGCATTCCTCGACGTCGGCTGGCACTTCCACGAGACGCTGGTGTGGGTCAAGGACGCGCTGGTCCTCGGCCACTCCGACTACCACTACATGCACGAGCCCATCCTCTACGGCTGGAAGGGCACGATGCGGCGCTGGTACGCGGGCAGGAGCGAGACCTCGGTCTTCCAGATCCCGCGTCCCAGGAAGAGCGAGGACCACCCGACCATGAAGCCGGTCGAGCTGGTCGAGGCGCACCTCAGGAACAGCACCAAGGCCGGCGACCTCGTGTGGGAACCGTTCGGCGGGAGCGGGACGACCCTGGTTGCCTGCGAGCGGCTCCGGCGGCGCTCTGCCTCGAGCGAAATCGACCCGAGGTACGTCGCCGTGGCCCTCGAGCGCTGGGCCGTGATGACGGGCAAGGAGCCATCGCGTGTCGGTTGAGCTGCCGAGCGCCGAGGAGGTCCGGGGCGAGATGACCCGCGAGGGATGGTCTTGAGCGAAGGCCCGAAGAGCCCTGAAGGCGGCTGGCGCGACGACCCCCAGGCCAGGCCCGACACCATCGCGCGGCTCGAGAAGGTGATCGAGATTCTCGCCGTCCACGGGTACGTGGAGACCGCCTGCCGCCAGGCCAAGTGCTCGAAGGACACCTTCTTCGACTTCCGGTCGCGCCATGCCGACTTCGCCGAGGAAGCGGCACAGGCCGTCGAGCGGGCGAGGACGGAGTTGGAGGCGACCGGCTGGGCCTGTGCCCGCAAGGCGCTCACCGACCAGCGCTACCTGCCCGCGCTCATCTTCACGCTCAAGGCCAAGGCGGGCTGGAAGGAGAGCGCGCGGCTCGATCTCAACTCCGACGGCAAGCGGACGAAGGACCCGCGCGACATAAGCGACGAGGAGCTGGTGGCCCTGATCCAGGAGGGCCGCGAGGTGCTCGGTGACGGCCGCCTCGTGCCGAATCGTGCCGACGACGCGCGCGGGGGGGGGGAGGGCAGGGGTGACCGGGTGCCCGAGGAGACGGTGGTGCGCCGCACCGAGTTCGTCCGTCGCGCCGTCGAGCGGGGTTGGCCGGCGAGCAGGGTCCAGGCCGAGCTCGGCATCCACCCCGACACGTACCGCCGCTACCGCCGGCGGGTCCGGAAGGTGCTGCCGCTGCTGATCGAGCCGCGAGTGGTTCGGGCGGACCTCGGGCGCTGCATTCTCAAGTTCGAGACCCAGGAGGACGACATCCTCCGCCGCCTCGAGGCGGTCACGGACCCCCGGGGAGCTGCGATGCTCCTGGGTGAGCTGACCCGGGTCCGCCAGACCCGGATCGCGCTCTACAAGGAGCTCGGGCTCTTCCAGGCACCGGTGACGCGGGAGACCGTCGAGCGCGACCTGCTCGAGCGCTTGCGGAAGCTCCCCGACGCCGAGTTCGAGCTCGAGGCGGCCAGGATCGTCGAGCTCGAGGCAGACACCGCCGACCCCTCACGGTTCGTCCGGCGGCTCGAGGCGGGCCCGCCGAGCACGTAGGCCATGGCCACCGCCCCGGTGCCGGCGCCGGCGGCAGAGCCCGAGCGCCGTATCCCCCAGGAGGTCCTGCGGTGGCGCGAGCGCTGGCAGGACCCCGGTGAGCGGGCCCTCGATCTCGAGCGCTGCCGGCGGAGCCTCCTATGGTGGCAGCACCGCTGGGTCTACACCTTCGACCCGCATGGCCGGCCCAACCGGCGACGTCCGTTCCCGCGCTACCCCTACCTGGTGGATCTCTCGCGGGCTTGGGGGGCCGGTCGCGCCGGTCAGGCCCCGGGCAACATGGGGATCTGGAAGCCACGTGCCCAGGTCGTCTCCTGGTGGTCGATGAGCGTGGCCACGCAGCTCCTCAACTACTCGCTCGAGCCCATCAGCGGCTTCGTGGTGTCCATGACCGTCGACCATGCGGACGACGGGGGGGAGCAGTCGACGCACGAATCGCTGCTCGGGAAGGTGCGCTACATCTGGGAGCAGCTCGAGCCCTGGCACCGGGCGCCCCTCGAGTTCAAGCGCGGCATGGTGCGCAACCCGGTGACGGGCTCCGTCCTCAAGGCGCTGCCGGCCAAGCGCGCCGGGCGCTCCGGCCAGTGGGACTTCGCCTTCCTCGACGAGATGGGGCACGTCGAGAAGTCCGAGCTGGTGATGGCGGCCGCCTCACAGGCCTGTCCCAACGGACAGATCTGGACCGGGACCCCGAACGGCATGCAGGGCGCGCTCTGGGTGCTCTACCAGGAGAAGCGACCCGACATGCAGCGGTTCTTCCTGGACTGGTGGCAGATCCCGGACCGGCGGCGGTGTCGGACCTGCGCGTCCGCCGAGCTCCTCGAGGAGAGCGTCGAGTGGAAGGGTCTTGAGGTGGGCGTGCGGCACCTACGCGACGACTGCGCGCCGACGGACGGCCTCTGGCGCGACCAGGTCCAGGACCGGTGGCGGTCGCCTTGGTTCGACAAGGCGTGCGCCAACCTGCCGAAGGTGCTGGTCTCCCAGGAGCTCGAGCGCGACTTCACCCGCTCCGCGGTCGGCCGCGTCTACGGGGACTTCCGCCGCGCGACCATGTTCCGGCTCGTGAAGCTCGACCGGCAGGCGAAGCACTTCATCTGGCGCGATTTCGGCGTGGGCGATGCGAGCGCCATCCTCTGGGTCCAGGTCCTGGGGGAGCAGGTCCAGATCCTCGAGGTCTACGAGAACAGCGGCGTGTCCGCGGAGCACTACTGCCTCTACGTCGCCTGGTGCCGGGGCGAGATGCAGGACGAGAACGGGAAGCTCTGGATCGGCGAGAAGCTGGCGGCGGAGTTCCGGCGCGCCTGGGGCGAGCCCGGCCGCTACCGAGGCCTCCGCTTCACCGAGGTGGGCGACCCCTCGGGCCGCAACCGCGACGCGATGCTCCAGGGCTGGTTCAAGTACCTGCGCCGCGGCGCCGAGCTGGAGCGAAGCGTCGCCGGCGGCGGGACGGAGACGGTGGTGGTCGGCAAGAGCTACGTCAAGCCGGCCCCGGACGTGAGCATGGACGACCGGATCCTGACGCTCCAGTGGGTGGTCGAGCGCGGCAAGCTGGTGGTGAACAGCGGGACCCACCTGGTGGAGGGCCAAGAGGTGCCGCTCGCGGAGCGTCTGGCGATCTGCCTCGAGAACTACCGCTGGCCGACGAACGAGAGTGGGGCGGTGGTGGCGGCGACGAAGCCGCGACCGGTGCACGACGAGTTCTCGCACTCGACCACCGCGCTCGAGTTCGGGGTGACGTTCCTGTTCGGGGTGCGGCGGTTCCAGGCGGTGGCGATATCCTAGCGGCTGTCGTTTTTCTGCTCGCACGTGGTCGCATTCGAATCCGAATTCTCGCACAGCGCGAACGTCTCGCTCTGCAAATCGTAGCGCCAGCAGAAGGTCAGGGCGCAGGGCTTGAACCCATTGTGATAGCGGATCGTGCCCGAGATGTAGAGGGTATAGAGGCCGATCCGAGCTCCGGAAAGAAAGCTGTCGAGACGACCCGGAAGTAGCTCAACCGCGAAACGGGCGCTGTCACCGGCCGCCAGCGGCCTGTGGTGGCGGGGAATGCCGGTGGAGACGGGATAGGGAGGGTTCTCCCGAGGAACCCCTTTGTCATCACCAAGCTGATACATGGCAGCCAATGATTCAACCACGATGCGGCTGGCAGTGGCATGTCCAGCGTTCTGCAACCCGACCTCAACTGTAGGCTTCTTGGCCGGTGGTGCGCTGTCTGGTGGAATGGCGAAGCCGCCGACGCTCACCGCAGCGAGCTCGGCGCGCTGGCTTGTCTCCAGGGTCTGCATCGCGACGCTCAGAGACCGCTCGGCCGCGGAAAGCGCCCTCCGTGTCAGGCACGCCTGCCACAGCGTAGCAGCTGTGTATACAGCGAGGAGGGCAAGCGTGCCGATCGACACGTAGAGCTTCAAGCGCTCTCTGGCCGTCCCGCACTCCACATGGACCTGCCTGGCTAGCGTCGCGAGCCATCGAAGCCCATCGAACGGATCGGGTGGTTCTTCCTCAACGTCTGGCATGGGCCGTTTCCCGGCATGATAGCTCAGGCTCGGTCGCGCTTGTGCTCGCTTTCAGCGTAAACTGTTTGCATCGGACGAGCGCCGGAGGCCCGTTGGCCGAGCAGGCGCTGGAACTGAAGGACGAGAAGTTCATCGGCATCGTCGCCGACAGCGGCGACGCCAAGAAGCGCTTCTGGGTCGAGCAGACCTACGAGGGCTACGACAAGAACGTTGCCTGGTGGGACCTCCTGGACGAGCTCTGGGAGGGCGGCAAGACCTTCCAGGAAGGCCGCCACCTCGTCCCGCATCGCATCGAGATCGGCGACGACGGGAAGACCACGCAGCGCTACGACCGGCGGCTGGAGCAGAGCTACGAGCCGTACCCGCTCGTGTCCGGCCTCATCGAGCCACTCACGGACTTCGTGGCCGCGCATCCACCGACCGCGGCCGAGCTGCCCCAGGACCTCGCCGATGTCGGTGACGTCGTCGAGGCTGCCGACCCCGGTCGCTCGCAGGACCTGACCGAGCAGTCGCTCGACTTCTCCGAGGGGCTTCTGCGCTACGGCATCTACTACCGCGCCGTCGACACCGAGCTGACCCTCGCGAACCTGCTGCAGCTGGCGCGGCAGGCCGGCCTCGAGGAGCCGACCCTGGACCGGGACGGCAACCTGGTCGTGCCCGAGAGCCTGCGGCGCGAGCTCGGTGACCGAGGGCTCCCGTACAGCTACCTCATCCACCCCTCGTGCGTCCGCTGGGGCCGGCATGATCGGGCGGGGGCGCTCATCGAGGTCATCGTCACGGAGGAGCGGGACCGGGGCGCAACGCTCCAGTCCGGCCAGGCGGGGCGCGAGCTCGTGTACTGGCACCGCTCCACCACCGAGTGGGGGCTCTACCGGATCGACGAGGACGAAAAGGAAGACGTCGGGAGCCCGAACCGCCGCAAGCTCGTCCAGCTCGACGGCGGCACGTTCCCGAAGCCTCGCCCCGTGCCGGTGTACATCGGGCGCCTGCGGAAGACGCGCTCGCCCTGGCGCGGCCGCAGCTACGTCGAGGTCTGGGCGCTGCTCGAGCTGGCGGCCTACAACGTCGCGTCCTCGCTCACGTTCGCGCTCATCGATCAGGCCGCCACCCAGGTGTTCGCCCGGGCGGACCTGGGCCACCTCGACGACGACGAGCTGAAGAAGGCGGTCGCGCGGCTCGAGGACACGCTCGGCAAGCCGGGGATGATCCTCGACACGGTCACCGAGGTCGGCACCATCGACAAGAACTTCGCCAACGCGGCGCTGATGAAGGACCTGATCGATGACTTCCAGCGCTGGGCCTTCCACCAGACCGGGTTCCGCAGCAGGGCGATGGACAGCGCGGCCCCGGAGAGCGGGGTCGCGCAGATCACGCAGTTCCAGCTCGTCAATGCCACCCTCGCTCGGGTCGGTGGCGTGCTCGGGAAGTCCGAGGTCTTCGCGCTGCGGGAGTTCGCGCGGCTCCTCGGCAAGGACCCGGCCAAGGTTCAGCGGAACGCGCGCCAGTACCCCAAGCGCTACGACACGAGGTCCGTCTCCGACCTGGTGATCATGCGCAAGGAACTGGACGGGCTGACCGCCCCCGAGGTCCTCAACGAGATGGTGGTGGAGATCCTGCGGAAGGGCTGGGGCGACCTGCCCCAGGAGCAGCTCGACAAGCTGGTGGAGTCCGCCAGGGTCTGGAAGCCCAGCGAAAGCGCGTTCGGGGCCGTGGAACGCTTCGGCCAGGAGGCGGCGGGAGGCGGCCCAGGAGGACTTCCGGCTGGCGACCGGGACGCTGACGAGGAGGACAACGGCGAGGGGCTGCCAGATTCCGGTGAGGAGCCCGCCGCGTGAGCGTCGCCTTCTTCAGCACTCGGCCGCGCGCGCCCATCGCGCGAGAGCCGGTGCTCGCGTTCTCGGTCGACCCGGCGACGCTGGATATCGTTCCGACGCGACGTAGGCAACCGGCGACCGCGACCAGCGGGGCGTCCGCTGCCACTACCGAGACGCCGGCGCCGGCGATCGCTGGAACGTCGAGGCGCCGGAGGCTCTCGGAGCGGGCGCAACCGGCGTAGGCGGATCGACTAGCGCCTCGAGCCGGACGCCCAGGGCGCGGGCGAGCGCTACCAGCTTCGAACATCGGATGTCGCCGGCGAAACCTCCCTCGACCTTGGCGATGTAGCCCTCGGAGCAGTGGACGCCCAGCGAGCGCATCCGCTCGGCGACCTCCCAGCGCTTCAGCTTGGCTCGCTCTCGGGCGATCCGCACGCGTTGGCCGCTGAGCACGCACCCATTTTAGGCGGGAGAAATATCCTATCCGCAAGAGGCATTCCGAATTAGTGTACGCAATCCTCTTGCGGCGCCGGGCTTGGATCCCGCACGCTGTTCCCATGGCCGAAAAGCCTGGCGTTTCGCCGGAGGGTTCGTCCCATGAGGACCCGCCTGCCGAGCCCGACGCCGATGCGGTGAAGCGCGCCGAAGAGGTTGCGGTTCAAGCCGAGGCCCGCTATCGCAAGCGCTGGAGCGATGCGTTCGGGAGGCTCCGCAAGGAGTTCCCGGACCTCCCCGAGACCGTGAAAGACGAGCGGTCCCTGGCCGAGCACCTGAAGCAGCGCCTCGCGAAGCCCACCCCGGAAGAACCCGAGCCCGAGTCGGACGACGAGCACCCCGAGGAACCATCCCGTAAGCCCCGCACCATCGGATTCGACCGCCACAAGGCCGAGCTCGCCCGCGCCCGGAAGGAAGCCGCTTCCGAGGCCTCGGGCCCGCTCAAGACGGAGCTCGACAAGCTCCGCGCCGAGACCGCTGAGCTGCACAAGAAGCTCCGGCGTGGCGTCGTCTACTCCGAGGTGCGCCGCCTCTGCGAGGACCCCGAGGTCGACCTCGTCCCCGACGGCGTCCTGCGCTACCTCGACGCACCCGATGCGGACGATCCGTTCGAGCTGCGACCCGGAGAGAAGCCGGGCTCGCTCCTCGTCTGGAACCGCAAGGACGACGAGGAAGCGACGGACGCCAAGGGCCAGCGCCTCGACGCGATCGCGTACTTGGCGGGGCTGACGAAGCGGTCCGGCCTCGAGTACCTGAAGCGCACGCGTCTGTCCGGAGGCACGGGCGGCGGGAACGGCGCCAGCGCGGCGACGAATCCCTCCGCGGCCGTACCCAAGAAGCGGACGAACGACCCCTGGGAGATGGAACCCGAGGAGGCCGTCGCCCGCGGCTGGGCCGAGGACGACGCGCGCAAGCAGAGGGCTCGAGCCTAGCTGCCGAAGCAGCCTCACGCAACGACTCGTCGGACGAGCCGTCGTGAGGCACCATGGGAACGCTGCTCACCGAGCTGAGGAAGCTCACGCTCGGGACCAAGGAAGTCGGGCTCTTCAAGCACATCTTCAAGGAGGATCCCCTCCTCGGCGCCCTGCCGACGAAGCGGATCTCGTCCGACCCGTACTACTACCAGCGCGAGAAGACGCGGCCCCCGGTCGGGCCCGTCGGCAGCGAGGGCGAGTTCATCGAGGGCACGCCCGAGTTCGACGAGCTCTCGGTGAAGCTGAAGCGCTTCGGCGGCCAGGTTCCCTACGACGACCTGGACATCAACGCGACCGCCGACGGCGACCCGCGCAGCTCCATCACCGAGCAGCTCGCCATGGCCACGATCGAGGAGGTCTCGCGGCTCCTGATCTACGGCGACGAGTCGACGAACGCCCTGCACTGGAACGGCCTGCGCAAGCTCTCCACGCTGATCCCGGCCACGCAGAAGTACCAGATCGCCGACGCGACCACCAACGTGCTGGCGCTGAGGGACTTCTGGAAGGCCGAGACCCTGCTCCGGGCCGGGAAGGCGGGGGCCTTCTACATGGGGCCGACCGCCTTCATCCCCACCATCAAGGACAAGCTCGGCACGAACACGGCCGCGGCCGAGAAGATGCTACCCAACTTCGGGCGGCCCGTCCTGCACATCGGTCCCTACCCCTACTTCCCGAACGACCACCTGCTGATCACCGAGAACGGCACGGACTCGGCCGCCGGGACTTTCGGGTCGATCTACCTGGTCGGCGCCGGCCCGCAGGCCTTCATGGCCGTCATCCCGAACAGCGGGGACAAGGCAGCGCGCGTCCAGACCATCGGCCCGCGGGAGAAGAAGGGCGGCTCCATCGTCCGCGCCGAGATCCAGATGGGCTTCGCGCTCCACTCCGCCTACGGCATGGTGCGCATGACGGGCATCGACCCGGCCAAGTAACCGCCGAGCTGGCAGGCTGGCAGGAAAGGAGAACTGAGAAATGGCGTTCGCATACGTGGGAACAGGCGGCATCGTCCTCGAGGGCGGCCAGAGCTTCATCGTCACCGCCAAGGCCGGCGTCTCGGGCGAGTGCGGAACGGTACTCGCCGTCGACGGCTCCAACGACGTCGTCCTGGCGCTGGCCACCGTCGGCACCGCGCTCAAGGGGTCCTTCGTCGCGCTGCATCCGTTCGCGGCCGGGGCGAAGGTCCGGGTCTCGCGCACCCCGGTGATCCAGGGCATCGTCTCGGGCGCGACCCCGGGGGCACCGATCTACGTCGCGGAGGGTACCGACTCCGGCAAGCTCACGGTGATCCAGCCCTCGACGATCGGGGACGTGAAGAGCGCGGTCGGCATGACGCCGGCCGCCGACGTCGTCGCCTTCAACTGCCCGAACCCCGACCAGCAGGTCGTCGCGTAACCCAGTCACGGCGCGGGCTCGGTCACGACCGGGCCCGCGCCCCCGTAGAGAGGTGGTCAGGTGGCGTTCAGCTACACGCCGGAGCTGCGAGACCCGGTCTCCCGGGTCCGCGGCCTCCTCGAGGACAAGACCGAGGACCGCGCGCACTGGTCCGATGAGGACATCCGGCTCGCGCTCGCGGAGACCGAGTGGAAGTCCTTCGTCTGGCTGCACTACGACACCACGGCCGACGCCGCCGCCACCTCGGCGAAGGTCGAAATCCGCATCGGAACCACCACCTATGAGCTGGTCCTCACGGTAACCACCGGGCCCAATGCCGGCACCGTGACGTTCGACCTGTCGAGGGATGCACGCTACGACCTCATCCACGAGTTGGTAGACGGGATCAACGCGCTCACGCCCACGTGGGTGGTGGGGCTCGACTCCGGGGAGCGGGTCGTCTGGCTGCCGCGGCCGCTCTCGGGCTGGCCCGGGACCTGGGCGTCATCGGCGGAGTACCGCGACGCGCTCGAGCGCAAATCGATGGACATGGCTTTGACGCCTGGAGCTCTCGAGGCCCTGGGCGTGCCGAACAAGCGCCGCCTCAGCCTCTACCAGCCGAAGGCGGCCTCTCGGCGCCTCCTGCGCCAGGCGCTGTCGAGCCTGGACCACGTCGACAGCATCACCGCCGGCGACGTGTCGCTCTCGAGGACCAACCTCCAGGACCGGCTGCGGCTGCTGAACGTCCCGGTGGCCGCGGGGGTGGCGCTGTGAACCAGAAGGCCAAGTTGAATCGCTCGGCGGCGGGCGGCGGAGCTAACCATGGGCTCGTCCGACACGCGGCTCGCCGTCCGAGCGAGGTTCCCCCTCGAGGAGGTCCTCGCCGATGACCGAGCTCGACCTCCACGAGAAGACCACGCTGGTCATCACCAGGACCTCCATGGTCTCGGTCGATGGCGGCGCCCAGGTCGAGGGCACCCCGAAGGCCATCGTCACCTGTCCAGCGGCCGTCGAGGACAACACCAGCGCCCTCAAGCGCACGCGCAGTGGCACGCGGATCACCCGCGGGGTGAAGGTCTACACGCGCAACTTGGCGGTCGTGCTTCCCGGTGATCGCGCCACCTTCTCCGCGTTCGGCCAGACCAACCTGGCCCTCCTGGTCGATTCGGCCAAGCGCTACGACGTGCCGGGCTACCGCGGCCAGCAGATCCAGCTGGTCGACGAGCTGCGGGAGTAGCTGGCTATGGCGACCATCGTCATCAACAACCGGCAGGAGTGGGAGCAGTTCTCCCGACGCAGCCAGAGCATCTACCGCCAGCACCTGGTGCAGGGCATGACCAAGGCCGCGGACGAGATCGTCCAGGCCGCGCGCTCGGAACAGTACACCACCGGGACCTACCGAGACCGTACCGGGAACCTCCGCAACTCCACGGGCGTGGACACCGTCATCCGCGCCTCCGGAGGACCGCTTAGCCTCGCCGAGGGGCAGGCGCTGGTGCATGAGACCCCAGCCTCCATCCTCATCGTGCTGCCAATCGGCATGGAGTACGCCACGCACGTCGCCGCCCGCGGGCCCTGGCCGGAGAACGTCGTCGAGGGACCGGCCCCCAAGATCATCGACCGGAACTTCCTCGAGTCCATGGACGCCGCGGTGCGCCGCATGGAGGCCGGCGCATGAGGGAGTTCCGCCGCGCCCTCGTCGCCCGGATCGTCGGCGACACCCGCGTCTCCACGGTCGGCGCCGGCTCCACCACCACCGTCGTCCAGCTCGGCGCGGGCCAGGCCGCCTCCTGGGCCGTCGCGGACATCGCCTACCTGGGCACCGACGTCCGGTCCATCACCGTCGTGGACACGGTGCTCGACAAGGTCACCGTCGAGCCGGCCCTCAGCGCGGCGCCGGCGTCTGGCACGCAGCTCAAGGGCGGCTCCCGCGAGTGGCTCCGCTACGAGAGTGCCGCCAAGCCCGGTATCTACGAGTGGGGCTGGGAGCCCTCCCCGGTCGACTCCCTGCGCACCGCCGCCGGCGAGGGCCGGGTGGTGGTCATGTTCGGCCACGCGCCGGCCAGCCGTGAGATGTTCCGGCGCCAGCGCGACGAGCTCGAGCTGCAGCTCTTCGGCCGCAACGTCGAGTTCCTCGAGGGAGCGGTCCAGGCGCTCGAGCGCCTGCTCCACGGGCAGCGTACGGGCCTCGTCGTTACGGCCCACGACGTGTGGGACCTCTCGGTCGAGAGCACGCCCGCGTTCCGAATCGACGAGAAGCTGCGCTCGGCGATCGTCCTGGTGCGCGGCGCGATCGCGCGGAAGGTAGCCTGATGGCGACCATCCCGACCCGCCTCATCACCGCGATCGAGGCCCTCAAGACCCAGCTCGAGACCGACATCGCCGGCAGCTCCGTGCACGTCCTGCTGCGCGACGACGACCCGGTCAAGCTCCTCGAGCCGAGCGTCTGGCCCACCACCAGTCGGACGCTCATCGCCCTCTTGGTCGGCGGCGAGCTGGCCATGGTCGACGAGGATTCCCGCGCGCGCGGGACCCAGCAGCGCTACCACCGCGCCGCCCTCGAGCTGCGCGGCTACGTCTTCGACCCGGTCCTCACCAATGCCTGGAAGACGTTCCTGAACACGCGCCGGTCGGTGCTGAACGCTATCGAGACCGTCCGGCAGACCTACGAGTTCGGTTCCAACGGCTGGTCGGTCGACTGGCAGCCTGCGGCCAAGGGCCTTGCCGAGGTCCCAGCTCCCTACGCCGGCTTCACGGTCCCCTTCGAAGTGCAGATCCACGAGTAGGAGGTCACGTCCATGCCCCTCAAGAAGTATTTCGAGCACCAGCGGGACAACTTCTCGCTCGGGTCGCAGCTCTCCATCTACGTCGTGCAGGAGACGAGCAAGAACACGCTCGAGGAGCCGGCCGCCGCGGACCTGATCCTCGCCGCCGCCGACGTGCAGCCGAACCAGCAGGCCGAGCGCGTCACCTCGGACGCGAGGACCTCCGGCACCCGCTCGCCGGCGAAGACGTTCCTCGGGCGCCTGAACCACGGCGAGACGCCCCTCGAGTTCGAGCTCCGGCCGCCGGGCCAGATGACGGGCACCGACGTCCCCGTAGGGGCCAAGGTCCTCAAGGCGCTCACCGGCAAGCAGGTGATCGCGAACGGGCAGGCCAAGGTCAACATCAACGCGGTCAACGCGCACTCGCGCGCCTACACCGAGATCGACATCACGGATGCGATCGCCGACTGGGCGGTCGGGATGGGCGCCCGCTTCGTCTCGCTCAACAGCGGCAAGTCCAACCAGGCCGACGGACAGCTCTGCCTGGTGACGGTGGCCACGGACATCGGCGGCGGCAGCGTGCGGCTCCGGCTCGAGCCGGGCCTGGTCGCTCGGCCCATCGTCACGGGCACCAAGGACCAGATCCAGGGCGTCAACTGCTGGTACCCGGACGACACGGTCGACTGGAATACGACGTGGACCATGTACGTCCTCGACGGCTTCGACGCGGCCTTCCTCGTCGGCTCGTCCATCGGCAAGAAGCAGCTGACCATCGATGCCAAGTCGCTGCTGAAGCTGCAGGGCACCGTCGGCTTCCGGGAGGCGGTCCGGTGCTCGGAGGACCAGATCGCCGGGAACGGCTCCACGGACACCCTGGCCACCACCGACACCACGCTCAAGGTCGGCGACGCCCGCAAGTTCGACGTCGGCGCTCGGATCAACCTCCTGCAGTACACCGTTTCCTCGGGCGCCCTGGTGGGCACCGAGACCAAGGCGATCGTCACAGCCCGCAACGTGGTTGCCAACACCATCACGGTCACCCGGGGGGCAAGCCCTCGCACCGCGACCGATCTCACCATCGCCACATCGACCCAGGAGGTCGTCGAGACCTACAACACCACCACCACGAACAAGCTCAAGCTGGCGATCGACAACCGGCCCGCGATCGTCGTCAGCCTGACCGCCGGCGCCACGACCACGGCGGCCACCATCGTTACCGACATCAACAACGCGCTGCGGGACAGCGAGCACTACGGCCAGGCGCCGGACGTGCCCTATGGCGGTTTCGACTGGAGCGCCGTCGCTTCGGTCGTCGCCACCAAGGTGCGGCTGACCTCGAAGGCGTTCGGCTCGCAGTCGCGCATCCAGGTCCTCGACGAGGGCACCTCGGCCTCGGCGCACGCCGTCATCTTCACCGGCACCTTCGACATCAAGGCGGTCGACGAGATCCAGATTGCGCCCTGGTCGCCCGGAGGCTCCGTCTCGCTCGATCCCATCCACGGCAAGGACGGCTGGTCCTCGCTCGACGGCAACATCCTCAAGGAGGTCTCGACCGCCGTCAACTTCTCGAACGAGGAGGAGTGGCTCGAGGACGTGCGCAACCGCACCGACCTCCCGGAGGGTTTCATCCCCGGGCTGCGCCGCGCGCTCGACACGACGGTGCAGCTGCCCGCCTACGGATGGACAGGCCGGCTCCAGTACATGGCCCGGCAGGACGAGGTCGGCTTCTTCCACACCCAGGTCGGGAAGGCGGAGGGCAAGAGCTTCGCCATCATCGAGCCGCGCGTGAAGGCGAACCTGCCGACCGTCGAGGGGGAGAACCGGCGTACGAAGAGCGTCGGATTCGCGCCGGAGGAGGACACGGCGAAGGGCCTCAAGGAGATCTACATCATCCAGGGATAGATAACTCTCGGGGCCGGCGGCCCGCTCACCCACCACAGCGTGGTACGGGGCTCGACCTCCTGACGAGCGGGGCGCGCTCGCCGGCTCCACTTCACGCCAGGAGGTGGAGGCGATGGTCTTCAATCTGGCGCCCCGGTGGGCGCCGTTCGAGAAGGACAACGAGCGTCTCTCGGGCTTCGAGATCCAGTGGAAGCCGACCACGCGCGCGCAGTTGAACCAGGCGGCGCGCATGACGGACGCCTCCGACGCCGGCGACGCCCTGCTACGGGACACGGTCACGAGCTGGCGAGGCCTGACGCCAGAGGTCATCCGCGCGCTGGTGGACGACGATGAGCTCGTGGGCGACGCCCAGGTCGAGGCGATGCGGGCCGAGCTGTCGACGAAAGGCCTGACCGAGTACCCGTACACCAAGGAGCGCCTGGTCGAGCTGCTCGACACCGCCCCCCGTTTCCTACGCCGACTCAACGACTTCGTGAACCGGGCCAACCCCTACATCCGTTCGGGGGCCGAGCTGCGAAAAAACGCCTCGGCCTCTGGATCCAGCACTGGCGCATCCGCGGCGGGGAGCTAGATCCGGAGGCCTTCGGCCAGTACTGGGACCAATGCCAGCCACATCCGCCATGCACGAGAGAGGAGCCGAGGCTCGACGCCATCGCCAGACGCGCGGTCGAGATCTACGAGCGCAGGCACTTCACCGACCTGGTGCGAGTCGAGGTGTGGCCGGAGCAGCGGACCATCAAGCGGGACGCCGGATGGGTGAGCGAGCCAGTCACATGCCGGCGCTGGTACCTGGACACGGCGGCCGCTCGCGAGCTGCTCGCCATCTTATTGGTACCGGCGGTCGCGCAGCCGGAGACGCTCGATTACCTCGAGGTGCTCCTGGCCGCGGACCACTACGACGCGATCCACGACCTGCCGGAGGACCTGGTCAAGCTCGCCGACCCGGACGAGCCCTTCCGCGAGCTCGCCGCGCTCGGGATCGAGGGGTGACCCGTGCCCGCTGAGCTGAGGCACGTCTGGCGCATCGAGGTCGACCCCGCAATCCGGGACCAGGGCCGGTTCAACCGGGCCGTCTCTGGTGGGTACGACGCGATCGGGCGTGTCGAGGGCAAGGCCCGCTCCGCGTTCGCCTCGATCGGGAACGTGGCCAAGGCAGCTGCAGGGCTCGCCGGCATCGGATCGATCGGGCTCGCCCTCGCCAAGGCTGCCAGGGACGCAACCGCCTTCGACGCCCAGTTCACGAACGTCGTCACGCTCTTCGGAGACGCCAAGTCCGCGGCCGCGCAGTTCGGCGAGCCGCTCGAGAGCGTCCGCGACCGGTTGAAGGACATGTCGGGGGCGCTTGGCTCCGCCACGGACCTCACGCGCTCCCTCTACCAGACGATCTCCTCCGGCATCCCGGCGGCCAAGGCCTTCGATGTGGTCACCGCCGGCGCCGAGCTCGCCGCGGCCGGCATGGCGGATGCCGAGCTGTCCACGAGTCTGCTCACCACGGTGCTCAACGCCTTCCCGGGCGTCGCCGGCGGCGCCGCGGGTGCGGCGGACCTGCTCTTCAACACCGTGAAGCTCGGCAAGGTCGAGGTTGCGGACCTGGCCCAGGGCTTCGGGAACATCCTGCCGGCGGCGCAGCTCGTCGGCGTGCGCCTCGAGGAAGCGGCCGCCGGCGTCGCGGCGCTGTCGCTGACCCAGCCGGCCGCGATCGCCATGACGAACCTGCAGAACGCGTTCACCTCCATCGCTAAGGAGGCGGACGACTTCAAGAAGGCCGGGATCGACATCATCCAGATCCTCAGGGAGGACGGTCTCGCCGGGGCTCTCAAGGTCCTGCGCGAGCGGTTCGGTGATGACCCGCTGAGCCTGCGCAACATCATCAAGGACCAGCAGGCGATCGCGGGCATCGTCCCGCTCATCACCACCCAGTACAGGGCCTTCACGGACGCGCTGGAAAGCAACAAGAGCGCCGCCGGCGCTGCACACCAGGCCTACCTGCTCCAGGCCCAGAGCCTCTCCGGGCTCTGGAAGGAGCTGAAGGAGCGGGTCAACGTCGCTTTCGTCGATTTCGGCGAGGTCCTCCTGCGAGAGGTCGCTCCAGGAATCCAGAGCCTCACCGAGAGCCTGCGGACCGGCATCGAGTCCGGCCAGGTACGCGACTTCGCCCAGGCGCTCGTCGACGCCGCGCGCGCCGCGGGCGAGTCCTTCGGGCAGATCAGCGCCGTGGTGGACGACTTCACCCAGACCATCCGGATGGTTGGGGACGACGCCTCGATCACTTTCGGCGAGGTGGTCGTCGGCGCCATCCAGTCGGCGGGCGCCACGTTCAACTGGCTCTCGGTGCGGGCCCAGCAGGCGTTCAACCTCATACTCGCGGCCGCGACCGCGACCGGCAGCGCCATATACCAGGCCATCACCTTCTGGTTCCAGAAGGCCGTCGACGTCGTGGCCACGTTGACGGGCGGATTGCTCGAGCGGACCGGCCGCGTGTTCGACCAGTTCGGCGAGCGCTTCGGCGTCGATCTGCTCACGGATCTGGGAGCCGGCCTCCAGCAGGCAGCTCAGCAGGCCGAGCAGAGCATTCGCGGCGTCGCTGAGGCGATCCGCGGCCCCGGGCAGGACCTCGCCGACATCGCGGAAGCGGCTAACGAGAAGATCGTGCTCCTCGAGGGGCGGCTCGTCAACCTGGCGGACGCCGCGGGCCCCGCCGGCATCGCGATCAAGGCAGCCGCGGTACAAATCGAGGTGAGCGCCAGTGCGGCCGGTGAGACCGGTGAGCGTCTGAAGGTTCTCGGCGACGAGCTGAAGCGCCTGAGGGAGCAGGGCAAGGCCGGGACGCCCCAGTACAAGGCGGTCGCCGACGCGATCGAGGAGATCGGCCGTGAGAGCCGGCGTTCCGCGCCTGGCGTCGGCGCCCTCGGCAAGGAGATCGCCCAGATCCGCGACGAGCTGCTCAAGGCCGCCGGGTTCATCTCCACCGCCGACCTCAACACCAAGCTCGCAGGATTCTCCAGCGCTTTTGCGACCCTAAAGGCACAGGGTGGCGCCACCGGGCCCGTCATCCTCAAGCTCTCGAACAACCTCGTCGAGTTCATCAAGGACGCGAAGGCCGGAGGCATTGCGGTGGACCGCTTCCTCACGCCGTCGCTCCGCCGGCTTCTCGCTGTGGGCAGGGAGCTGACCGAGCAAGAACAGATCGGATCGTGGCTCGACCAGAAAGCGGGTGAGGCTCAGGCTCGGGTGGATTTGCAAAACGAGCAGATGCACGCCATCGGGAAGGAGATGGACGAGGCGGATGAGCGCGACCGCGAGCGCGCCAGGCGCGCGCGCAACGAGCGAATCCAGCTCTTCGAGGATGAGATGCACCGTCGAGCGCAGCTCCTCGACGCGGGGATCGACTACGCCGGCTCAAGAATCCGCGAACTGGGCGATGCCATCACATCGGGCCAAGGGATCGGGTCCGCGATCGGCGGTGCGTTCGAGGGTCTGTTGGGCGGCGCGCAGGCAGCGCAGGCGGCGCGTGGACCGGGAGCGTCATTCCTTGACGGGCTGAAGGACGTCGCCAAGAGCGAGGAGTTCCAGAAGGCCGGCCTGGAAATGCTCGCGCAGGTCGGCGCCGGTCTGCAGGCCGCGCAAGGCGCGCTGAAACAGACCCTCGGCGGCGTGATGGTCGGCGCCTCCACATTCATCCAAAACTACAAGGAGACCGGAGATTGGAAGCAGGCCGGCTTTGCCGCCATCGGTGCGGTCGGAGAGGGCATCGCCAAGGGGGCGTACGGCGTCAAGGCGGCGATCGGCGGGGCGATGTCGGGAGCTGCCAAGGGCTTCGTGGTCGCCGGCCCGGTGGGTGCCGTCGCGGGAGCGATCATCGGCGGAATCGCCGGGGCATTCAACAAAAAGCCTGCCTGGCTGAAGGTGAGCGAGGAAGTCCAGAGGAACCTCGGGGTCTCGCTCTCCGAAGGGGCCGCAAAGGCCATCATCGAGCTGAAGCAGGTGGTCGGGCCGCAGACGCGCGCGGTCCGCGAGACCCTCGGGCTCGACATCATCCTCCAAGAGGCGACGGTCGGCGCCGACAACATCGACAAGTTCTCCAACGAGTTCCTGAAGCTCGGACGGATGGCCCAGCAGGGCGGCCGCCTCGGCGAGGAGGCCCTCAAGCACTTCGGGGCCAGCTTCGGTCTCCTGGTGGGCAAGATGCGAGAGGCCGGGCTCTCCGGGTCCAAGGCCTTCGGGGACATCGTGGCGGCCGCCAAGGTGAACGGAGCGCGGCTCCCGGAGGTGACCGAGTTCCTGAAGGGCGCGGTCACCGAGGCCGCGGCCGGGCTCAACATCCTGTTTCAGAACGCCGGACGCGGTGGCGCCGAGGCCTTCGAGCGGCTGGGCACCATCAGCGCCGACGTGTTCGCCGCCATGAAGACCCTCCCGGGCGGGGCGCGCGAGGCGATCGAAGCCCTCGGCCCTGGGCTCGACCGCATCGTCGCCAAGTCGAAGGAGCTCGGGCTCGCCCTCCCGGAGGGGATCGCGGGCATCCTCGGTGAGCGGGCCTTCCTGGAGAAGAACGCCGACCTGTTCGCCACCGTCGAGGGCCTGACCCGCGTCACCAAGGGCCTGGGCGAGGCCGGCTTCTTCACCGCCCAGGGCTTCCAGGCCGTCAACAAGTCGGCCGTCGACACGTTCAACCAGCTGGTGAGCGCCGGCCGCAGCCAGGAGATGGCGCTCACCGATCTGCAGCCGGTCCTGCAGGAGATCGTCAATGAGCATGTGCGCAACGGCAAGGCCATCGACGCCGGCACCCAGAGCCTGATCCAGCAGGCGAGCGAGATGGGGATCATCTCGCTCAAGGGCACCGACCTGGCCTCGACCTTCGAGCGGGTCGGGGACCGGATCATCGGTGCCATCGGGGCCGCACTCGGTAAGAGCGGCGCCGTGTCGAAGTTCATGAGCGAGTCCGCCAACGAGGCCGCCATGGCGGGCCAGAAGATCGGCTCCTCGTTTTCCACGGCTGCTGGCGTCGCGACCCAGTCGTTCCGGGCCGCCAAAAACCTCATCAGCGACGCCGCGGCCGCAGCCGAGGGGTCGGTCGTGCGCATCCAGGGCGCCTTCGAGCGCGCGCGCTTCTGGGGAGAGGACATCCGCCAGCGCCTGGCCGAGCGTGAGGCTGCAGGCGTCGCCGCCGCGGCCGCCCCGGCTCTGCCGCCAGCGGGGACCCCCGTGCCGGCCCCGGGGGTCGGCGCCGGTCACTGGGAGACGCTCCCCGCCGGCAGCCGCAACGAGCGCGGCGGTGTCCGCCGCCAGCCTGAGCGCCGGTGGGTCCCCGGGTTCGCAACCGGCATCGACTTCGTGCCCTACGACATGCACGCCGTCATCCACAAGGGCGAGCGCGTCGTGCCGGCCAAGCAGAACCGCGCCGGGAGCTTCGGCGGCGAGCCCATGCAGCTGATCGTCCAGATCGTGGCAGAGACCGGCGAGGTCCTCCGGGAGATCGTCGTCGACACCGTCAACCGCGAGAGCCGGCGGCGCCGCATCACCATCCCCAAGCTCGCGGTGGTGGCGAGGTAGCGGTCATGGGCTTCCTCGACGTCGAGACAGCGGCTGGCGGCTCGAGCGACTTCTGCTCGATCCCGGCCACGGATGCCATCACCTTCCTCGCGCTCAACCTGCTCAACAACGGGTTCGCCAAGTCGGTCCTGCTCCCCGCGCTGACCAACGTCTTCCCCAACCCCACCTCAGAGCTGCCGTGGGCGCCGGCGACGAACATCCGGGAGGGGCCGCGGCACCGCGCCTGGATCACCGAGGGCTGCTTCGCCTTCGGCGACAGCACTCTGTCGCCCGGTCGCGGCATCGAGATGACCACCGCCACCGGCGGAAACTACAACTTTCGGGTCACCGACAGCGGCGGGACCGCCAACGTGGATATCCGCAGCACCACCCCCACCACGTTTATCAAGTCGGGCGGTTACGGCGTCGCCGCGCAGCTCCAGAGCAAGCTCAACGCCGACACGACGCTCGCCGGCACCTACACCGTCACCTTCAGCGGCCGCAAGGACAGCTCGCCGACCTTCAAGTTCACGATCTCGTGCGCCGAGACCTTCTCGCTCGTTGCGCTTCGAGCGACCGACGTCAACAGTGGCTTTCCCTCGATCGGCTTCACGACGGACCGCTCGGCCGCCTCGAGCTACGTGGGCGACGAGATCGCCATCCACACCGAGGAGGCCCTGGTCATCGACATGGGGCCCACCGGCTGGCAGATCAACAACGCCACGCTCACCGACAAGTGGAGCTGGATCTACCTGGTGGACTGCAACTTCAGCGGGCCCGACGAGACCGACAGCTATGGCGGGAACAAGCTCAACCTGTACCTCGGGAGCACGCTGAGCGCCGTCGACAACAAGGCCGATGCGAACTTCAACCTGCACCGGACCATGTTCCGCCTGGGCCGCACCACCGTGCTCTCGCCCGCGACCCTCGCGAGCCTCGGCAACTGGGAGGGCACCGACACCGGCCTCTACGTGATGCGCTCAGGGGGCGCGGCCGCGGGCGCTTTCCCCAGCCGCCTCTACGCCGCCAACATCCAGCGCTGGCGGGCCGCGAACAACACGGGGGCCAACGCCGAGGCCCCTAACCACCGCTACGTGCGGCTGAAGATCGTCGACCGGAAGAACCCCCAGGGGCAGGTGAAGGTCGGCAAGATCTACATCGGCCCCGGGTTCAGCTTCCTGCGCAATTGGATCTGGCGCTCGCTCTTCAGCCCCGTCGATCGCTCAGAGCGCTCCCAGGGCGTCGATGGCGGCGAGAACCGGCGCTTCCGGGAGCCAGGCCGTCTCGCCGAAGGCACCTGGGGCGATCGCAACCCGCTGACCGAGGTCGAGGCGATGCTGCTCGACTCTCTCGTCCTGCGCTCGCGCCGGGTCGAGCGCGACTCGAGCGGGAACCTGATCGCCACGCCGGGCCTCGACTCCGTCCTTTCGAACCCCAGGGTCATCACCGGGCGTTCGGCGCCCATGGCGGTCATGGACCCGAACTTCCGCCCCACGCTTGCCGACAGCTCGTTCAAGTACGCGGGCCAGATGCTCTACGGCACCGGCACGTTCAGCGACCTGGCGCCGCTGATGACCAACGGCTGGCAGGGTCGCTTCCGGCTCGACTCGGAGGTCCTGTAGATGGCGATCGGAACCCCGAGCATCGCCTCGCCGGTGGACGGCTCCGCCGCCCTGAACTGGCACGAGCCGATCTGCCTGCGCCTCAGCGCCTTCGTGGACACGGCGCCGCCCTCGACCTCGACCGAGCGGCAGAACTGCATCACCGACCTCGACGGCAACTGGACCAACTCGGTGAAGTTCACGAACGGAACCGAGTTCATGGACGACCAGGCGTCCGCAACCGCGATCGGCAAGGCGAACCGCCACGGGTTCTCGGGGCTCAACTTCACCGCGTCACCAACGCTGATCCTTTCCAACCTGCTGCTCACGCTCGACTACCTGGCGGAGTGGACGACCCCGCCCAACTACGCCGGCAACGTCTACTGCAAGGGGCTGCTCAGCTACAAGCAGCGCACGGTTCAGGTCTGCAAGTTCCCGACGCCCACCACGCAGTGGACGAACACGCACACGTCGACGGTGACCTACCGCAAGAAGGTCTCGATCCTGGCGACCGTACGCGACATCCTCGGGAAGCGCAACGTCACGATCGGCGACGTCGAGGGCATCGCCGCCGACCTGCACGTCGTCGTGGCGGTGGCCGGCGCGCGGCACAACTGCACCAACTTCCACGCCGGCCCGCTCTCGCTCGAGGCCGTCTACTACAGCTCGAACCCGCTCACCCAGGTCGCCGTCCAGTGGCAGTTCGCGACCGACACCGGGTTCAGCAGCATCGTGTACGACACAGGCGTCGTGGACACGGTCGAGGACTACCTGTGGCTACCCGCGGATGCCCTGCCCCCGGGCTCTACGCTCTACGCGCGAGTGAAGCAGAAGGCCAGCGACAGCACCTTCTCCTCGTTCTCTGCGACCCGCACGTTCACGACGCTCAGCACCGCTGCGGTCGGCGTGCTCCAGCAGGGCGCGAGCACGGTCCTCGTCGCCGACTTCGAGTTGCGAATGTTCATCGACGGATGTCGGTGGACCGCCGGAGGCCTCAACTCCAACATGTGGTACCTCGACCTGCCTCGGTCTGGGCTCCCCTCACCCGCCTTCCGCGTCCTCGACATCCTCGAGGAGGGCATCGCCAAGGGCTACACGGAGCGGGCGGCGGACACCGACTTCGTCGGGAATGGCGAGTTCGCCTACCCCGTCGGCGTCAACGAACGGCTCTGGGTCCGCACTTCGGATGCTCGTCCGCCAGGCGGCTGCAGCGACCACGGCATCCAGGTCCTCGTCGGCTTCGGGCTCGCGAGCAAGGGGCTCCTCGCCGGGCCCGGCGACACCTACGAATACCGCGGGCTCATCAAGAACCAGCCGGCGATCCAGGATTCGATCGACGACCTGGTGAGCGGCCATGGCGCGATCGCCACCAGCGGCCTCGAGCTGGACAACGCGGACGGGTTCTTCAACGCCTTCCTCGCCAACGTTTCGCCCGACTACGGCTGGATCGCGCACCAGTGCCGGGTGCAGCTCAGCGTAGTCGGATCCCACAGCCTCGGCGTGACCAAGTGGGCGGACCGGCACGTGCTCTGGGACGGGCTCTGCGAGTGGGAGCGCGCCGTGGTCGACGGGACGACCGTACGGCTCGCCCTCGCGTCGCGCAAGGCAGAGACCGAGGCGCGCCTGGGGGTGACCCGGTTCACGAAGGATGAGTACCCGAACCTGCGGGACGCCGACGTCGGCCTGACCATCCCGGAGATGTATGGCGGCTTCGACCAGGTGCGCGTCCCGGCCTACGTCGTCGACTACACCGGCCGCATCCTCCGCCCGGTCGTCAAGGCGACCACGGTGGTGCACTTGTGGGCCGCCGGCGGGTCCGTCGACATGGGGACCAGCGGCACGAAGTGGAGCTTCGACTCCACCACGGGGCACATCAACATCCTCACGGCGGGCAACACCGACTTCGACAACAACAAAGACGGCGACTTCCGCTGCGAGATCTCGGTCGGCGACCGTCTGACCAACAGCCAGAGCGGCAACCTGGCGCAGTGCATCCTGCAGCGCGGCGGCGTGCCGGCCTCGCGCATCGTCTCGGCGAGCTTCGACAAGTACACGAGCGTCGCCCAGCTCTACCTCAGCGAGGAGACCGTGGTGGGGGACCTGCTCCGCCAGCTCGCGGCCGTCGATGGCTTCCACGTGGTGCAGCGCGCGGATCAGATGATCGAAGCTGTCCCCGACGTCCCGGACGGCCCTGAAGCGCGCACGGTGATCATCCTCTCCAAGGACGTGATCTCGCCGCCTCGGTTCTCGATCTCGACCGACCACATGTGCGCGGTCGGCTCGCTGCGGTTCAAGGACCAAAAGCACAACGCCCACAAGAACGTCGAGGACGGCATGAACAGCGGGGCCTACCCCTCGGACCTGCTGCCGACCGCGACGCGTGCCGCCACCCTCTACCAGATCCGGCGCGAGATCGCCGAGGACTCGGCGGCTGACGTCAAAGTCGACATCGGCGAAGAGGTACCCGTGGTCGCCCGCTACTTCGCCGACGCCGATCGGCCGCGGCTGCACCTCGAGGTCGACACGAGCCTGCGCCACGCGCTGGCGATCGCCGGCAACACGGCGCTCGTGAGCCTGGACGAGGCGCTGCTCCCGCCGACGCCGGTCTGGTGGCCTGCCGGCATCCCGCGGCGCTTCGAGTGGGAGCTGTGCAAGGTGCTGAGCCGGACCCGTGGCCGGGACGGGGTGACGCTATCGCTGCGTTGGCTGAAGACGCTTCCGAAGACCATCCAACCGTGAGGACCTCCGCCATGATGACGATCGCCGCCTTGGTCTCGAGCGTCGCACTGAGCGCGACCCTCACCCACGGTCCGCAGGTCGGTGCGCTTGGCCCCACTTCGGTGCGGATCTGGGCCCGGGCCTGCACGCTCTCCGCAAACGGCACGTGTAGCGAGGCCCCCACGGCGGTGCTAGTGCGCTACCGCCAGGCTGGCACCTCCGGGGCATGGTCCATCGCCGGTCCCGTGAGCGCGATCTGGAGCAGCGACTGGACGGCCAGGATCGACGTGACTGGCCTGCTCCCGAGCACGAGCTACGACTACGAAGTGGACGTGGACGGCACGATCCAGGCGGCGGACATGTTCCGGGCGCTCCCGGCTCCTGGGGCCAGCTTCGCGCGCCTCGTTGTCGGTGGGGACCAGTTTACCGGGCTGGACGGTCCGAACGACAACGCGCCGCCGTGGACCAGCTACGACCACGCGCTCGCGCTCGACCCGGATGCGTATTTCTTCATTGGCGACTGGAGCTACCCGAGTGGGACGAGTCTGAGCAAGTACCGCCTCGCCTACCGGACCACGGCGGCAGAGACGCGGATGAGGGCGTTCCTGCGGCGCGTGCCGACGGTCGCCATGTTGGACGACCATGAGATCCGCAACGACTGGGACAGGGGCACGGCCCCGCCCTATCCGACCGCCCTGCGGGCCTGGAACGAGTACCCGGGCAGCCTGCGGCCGGCGCCCTACCGCGCCGGGGTGCTGTACTACACGCTGCGGGTCGGCCCGGCCGAGGTGTTCGTGGCCGACTGCCGTACTCACCGCTCCCTGAACAGCGCGCCGGACGACGCAAACAAGACGATGTTGGGTGCGCAGCAGGAGGCTGATGTCGCGCAGTGGCTCTCCCTGTCGCCAGCGCCGCTCCGGATCTTGGCGCTGCCCGTTCCAATGTTCGACTACCAGTGCGTCCCAGGGGTCAACTGTGCCTGCATCCTATACGCCTCCTGCATCGACCGCTGGACCAACTTCAAGGCCGCTCGCCAGCGCCTACTCGACGCCATCGACGCAGCGGGCAGCACCCCGGTGCTGATCGCATCCGCCGATCTGCACGCGCCGCATGTCGCGCTCTGGACGCTGGCGAGCGGTCGCACCGTCGAGGAGTGGAGCGGGGCGCCGATCGCCGCGTTCTCTGTCACCACCCCGCTCGTCGGGCCGCAGACCGTGTGGAGCGCATCTGGGGCGGGAGCCGCCTGGACGCTGCTCGACGTATCGGTGCAGCTCGGGCAGGTAAGCGTCGCGGCCTCGATCCGCGACAAGCTCGGCGCCATTCGCCACCAGGGGGTGATCACGTGGTGAGGCGCCTCGCTCTGCTCCTCATGCTCCTGCTGCCGCGCGTCGCGGTGGGAGCGATCGCGGTCAGCGAGCCCACAGCCGACATCAACTCGACGGCAAACGCCACGTCCTACGCGATGGCGGCCTTCACCCCGGCGGCGAACTCGTTCCTGGTGGTGATGGTGTGCGCCTCCGCCACGCTGGCCGCGGATACCACGATGAGCGGCGGTAGCCTGACATGGACGCTCCGGCAGCAGCAGGGCTGGGACACCACATCGAGCGCCTACCTCTACACCGCTCCGGTAGGAGGATCGCCAGCGTCCACGACTATTACCTTCTCGTGCGCCTCGGACGCTGCGACCGGCGCGAATATGATCGCGTACGAGTTCACCGGCAGAGACCCCACCACGCCGATCGTGCAGTCGGCGAAGAACGGCGGCACCTCCGCGAACCCGACGATCACCTTCGCGTCGGCGCTGAATACGAACAACGGGTACGCGTTCGCGGTCTGCGAGTTCCTCAACCCGCCGGCTGGTACGCCTCCGACGAGCTGGACCGAAATCGCCGATGCCGGGCACGGCACCCCGACGGCGGGAGCTGCGGGGGCCTACCGCGCAGGAGGCGAGACGGGCACGACGTACACCTACACGGTCGCGAGCGCCGTCTGGGCCTCTCTCGGCATCGAGATCGCCGTTGAGCCGCCGAGCGTGGGCCAGCCGACGATGCGCCGGTGGGAGCAGGTGCCCGGCATGCCGAGCGGCCGAGGCCGCGGCGGGATCACCAGGTACCGAGACGAGCTCCCATGCCTCGGGCAGGGATGCGAGGTAGAACCATGAGACGGCGAGCGCTCCTTCCTCCTGCGCGACCCGGGCACGCCACCGCGTCAACCGCGTCCGGGGTCAGCTCCCGGCGCCCGATTTCTACCTCCGCGGTGGCGCGCTTCCTTTTCCTCGCGCTCTTCCTCTTTGCGCCGAGCGGCGTCGAGGCGGCGGCCAGCGACGCGAGGCCGGTTCCAATCAAGAATGCGGCGTTCCGGATCACGCTGCCGATCCTGGATGCGGATGGCGATCTCGTGACGGGGGCCGCGACGCCTGACTCCGAGTGCTCCTGTGATGGCGGGACGTTCGCAGATTGCACCAACGAAATAACGGAGGTCGCCACCGCCTCCGGTGTGTACACCATCGACCTCACGGCTGGGGAGATGAACTGCGACACAACCGCCGTGATCGTGAAGACGGCGACGGCCGGCGCGAAGACGACGCCGATCGTGCTCTACCCGGCAACCTCAACCGGCGAGGAGATCCCGGTGGACACACGGGCTGTGGCCGGCACAGCGCAAACAGCGCGGGACCTCGGCGCGAGCGTGTTGTTGTCGGACGGGACGGGCGCTGGCCAGATCGACCTCAACGCTGGCGCGGTGGTCAGCGTCACGACGGCGACCACCTGCAGCACGGCGACGACGTGCACGAACGTGACGAACGTCTCCAGCGGCGGCATCACGGAGGCGTCGATCGCCGACGGGGCGATCAACCGCGCGACCTTCGCCGCGGACACAGGCCTCCAGACCGCCCGGAGCAACACCGCCCAGGCGGGCGCCGCGACCTCGATCACCCTGGACGCCGGGGCCAGCGCGACCACGGACTTCTACGCCCCGAGCATCGTCTACCTGACCGGCGGCACGGGGGCTGGCCAGGGATCCCGCATCGGGACGGCCTACAACGGCACCAGCAAGGTGCTCACGGTGACGCCGGCGTGGGCGACGAACCCGGACGCGACCAGCACGTTCGCCGTCCTTCCGATCGGCGCGGCGACGCTGGAGGCGTGGCTGCGCGCCGTGCCGAATGCCCTCATTGCCGCCCGCGTGGACGCGAACGCGCAGGCGATGGGGGTCGACGTGGTTGGCCCCAGCCAGATCGCCGCGGGGGCCATCACCAGCAGCGAGGCGCCGAACCTGGACGCGGCGATGACCACCAGGATGGCGACGTACACCCAGCCGGCCGGCTTCCTGGCGGCGACCTTCCCGAGCGGCACCGTCGCCAGCACGACCAACATCACCGCCGGGACGATCACCACCTGCTCGGCGCTTACCACGAACAACGACAAGACCGGCTACGCGCTCACCGAGGCCGACAAGGACGCCATCCAGTGGCTCCGCACGGGCACGGCTGACTCTGGCACCAGCTCCACCTTCGTCGATGCTGCCTTGACGGAGGCGGACACCGACTACTTCCACGACATCGCGGTGTGCTTCACGAGCGGCAACATCCTCGACCAGTGCGCGCTGGTGACTGGCTTCACCCCGGCGAGCGACACCGTGGCCTTCGCGCCGCCGGTCACCCAGGCGGTCGGCACCCACACGTACGGCTTCGCGGCAGCCTCGGCGGTGAACGTGGAGCGGTGGCGCCAGGCGCAGCCGCTGGCGCTCGCCTCCGGGCGCCCACAGGTTGAGGTGGACGCCTACGACGCGGCCGTGGACACGTTCACCAGGATCGGCGCCCCGGCTGGCGCCTCGATTGCCGCGGACCTCGCCGCCATCCAGGGCGATACCAACCTCTACGACGCCGACGCCGAGCACTGCACCGCGGTCTGGGGATGCGACGCGACGTCGCAGCAGACCCAGGGCAGCTTCGGCGGGACGCTCGGGGACCAAGCGGCGGACACCGACGACGTGTGGGCGCTCTCGAACAGCTTCATGGGCGACACCTTCGCCGAGCCAGGCCAGGGGACACCGGCCGCGACCGCGACGCTGGCGACCAAGATCAACTGGTTGTACGTCGCGTGGAGGAACAAGAAGACCCAGACATCCACGCTCTTCAAGCTGTTCGCCGATGACACCACGACCGTGGTCACCAAGGCCACGGTCAGCGACGACGCGACCACCACGACCGTGAACGAGCAGGAGACCGGGCCATGAGGCGCCTTCTCGTGTTCCTCTTCGTCGCTGGCCTGGCCTCGCCCGCTGGCGCCGACCTCGATACGAAGCAGAAGCGCGGCTCGGTCGTGAGCATGGGTCAGCCCGGCCGGCCCTGGCTCGCCGAGCCGGACGGGACGCTCGCGAGCACCGACCGCATGTCGCTCATGACCTACGCCGCTGCCGTTGCGCCGGCGGCGCCTGGAGGCGTGACGGTACCGCCGAAGGTCTACTACTACGAGCAGCTGCGAGCGCAGGAGGGGCAGCCGTGAAGATCGTCTGGCGAAACTGCCCGGATTGCGGCGTCCGGCTGATGCACTACGGCTACTCGATGCACCGGCAGACGTGCCTGACCGCATCGCCTGGCTCTCGCGTCTTCTACGCGCGTAACCGCCGCTGGCCTATCACGGTCGCCGAGTTCCACGAGGCCAGGAGGCTCAACACGCGGAGGCGCAAGCGATGAGGAAGCTCCTTGCGGTCGGCCTGTCGCTGGCTCTGGCGGCGCCCGCTGGACCAGCGTGCGTCCTGAAGCAGAGCACGGCGAAGACCATCCGCGTCGGTCCCTTCGTGGACAAGACGGACGGCGTGACCGAGGAGGTCGGCCTCGCCACCACGGGCACCGAGCTGTCGAAGGACGGCGGCGCCTATGCGGCCGGTCCGACGCTCGGGACGCACGACGCCGAGGGCTGGTACCCGCTGGCCCTGACCAGCGGCAACACGGACACGCTCGGGGAGCTGCTGATCAAGGTCCACGACGTCGCCACGCACCTGCCTCTGTGGCGGAGCTGCACCGTGCTGACGGCCAACGTCTTCGACTCGCTCTACGGCACCGGCGATGTGCTCGACGTGAGCACCATCCAGTTCAACGGGAGCGCCGTGATCCAGTCCGGCGGCCGGCCGGAGGTGAACACGACGCACTGGGCTGGCGGCGCGACGGCCACCGACGACGTGGCTCTCGCGACGGCGCCGACCAACTTCGCCCTGTTCGAGGTCAACGCCTCCGGGCAGGTAGACGTCTACCAGATCGAGAACGTGGACGCCACGAACCAGATCAACTCCGAGGTGGACGTCGCCCTCGACACGGCCATCCCGACCACGCCGACGACAGACTCCATCAACGAGCGAGTCAAGACCCTCGACGACAACTACACGGCCGCGCGCGCGCCCAAGCTCGACAACGCCGACGTGGCGACGTCGACCAGGGCCACGCCGGCCCAGGTCGGCACCGAGCTCGACAACCGGCGGCTGGACGAGCTGGCCTCCGCCGACTCGGATCTAGACGGCGCGCAGCCCCCTGCGGTGGGCAGCTACTTCTTCGAGCTCATGTCGAAGTCGACCGGGAGCTTCACCTTCGACCAGACCACGGAGTCGACCGAAGCGCTGCGGGACCAGCTCTCCACCTACGCCGGCGGCGACACCGCGGGCACCACCACCCTGCTCTCGAGGATCCCCGGCGTCGTCCAGCCGCAGACGGGCGACTCCTACGCGCGCCTGGGGGTGCCCACGGGCGCGTCGACTGCGGCTGACATCGCGGCGGTGAAGACCGACACCGGCAACCTGGTGACCCGCATCCCCGATGGCGACCTCGACATCATGTCCAACCGCTGGCTCTCCATGATCCAGCTCGACGGCGCCGACTACGAGTACAAGCCGAGCGCCCTCGAGGAGGCACCGGGCGCGAGCGACCCGACGGTGCTGCAGAGCACGGTCATCGCGACCCTGGGGAGCCAGACCAGCCTCACCCTGACGGCCGGGTCGGGGGACGACAACGCCTACAACGAGGCGATCGCCATCTTCGTCGACGCCTCAACCCCGACCCAGAAGGCGGCCGTGGCGGTGCTCGACTACACGGGCTCGACCAAGACGGTCACCTTGGCCGAGGCGCCGGCGTTCACGATCGCGGCCGGGGACACCATCCACCTAGTCGCGACCGGCCAGCCGTGGGACGTCGCCATGGCGGACCACCTGCTCGCGAACTCAACCGGGTCGAAGCTGAACTCGGCCGCGGCCGCAGGCGACCCTCTTTCCGCCAGCTGTCCAGGCGCGTACACCGGCAACCAGGTCGGCGCGCTCATCTGCTCCAAGCTGCCGCAGATCGGCTCGCTCGAGGTGAGCTGGACCGGTCCGTACACCGAGACCGGGGAGGTCGTCGTCACCAAGGGCGACGACACTACTCTCGACTGGGTGAACTCGACCGGGAACTGGGACACGCTGACCGGCGCCAGCATCACGCTCTACGTCTACCGCGGCCAAGTCCTGGTCCTGCAGAAGACCGGGAGCATCATCTTGCCGACGGGCGCACCAAAGCAGGTGCGGGTGACCCTGACCAACACCGAGACTGCGAGCTTCACCCCCGACAAGCACGACTACGTGGTAAAGGCCACGTGGACGGGTCCCGTCATCAAGACCCTCGCCCGAGGCGACTGGCAAGTGATCTGGCCATGACCGAGACGACCCGTCCCCTCGAGGTCGCCCGCGCGGACGCGGTGGTCGAGGCGCGCTCGCTCGAGCGCGAGAGCCGGGGTCATCACGTCTCCGAGGTCGACCGCCTGATGTGGCGGATCGAGGAGGTGTGGCTGGGCATGCGGGGCCGGCTCCGGGGGCTCGTCGACGACGCGAAGGCGAGGCGCGGATGACGCCGGCCGAGGTCGCGCTCGGTGCGGCCGGCATCCTGCTCAACACCTTCTTGGCGCTCGTGGCCCTGGTCTACTCGCGCCGGGACAAGGGCAGCCAGGACCGCGAGGACCTGCGCAAGGCCATCGACGCGGTGGCAAAGGATCTCCATGACCACCAGCTCGCCTACGAGAAGCGGGTCGGCCGGTTCGTTGAGCGCTCCGAACTCGATCGTTGGGACGACTGTTTCGACGTGCTCACGGCCTCGATCGCCAGGCTCCGCGAGATCCTTGCGGCGCAACGCGGACGTGCCGACGAGGTCGCGCACCCTCGGCGTGCACCCAAGGGGGGAGGGGACCTGGATGAACCCTGAGGTCCCCCGCCTGCTCATCGTCGCCAGCGGTGTCCTCGGCGCGGCCGCCATGGCGACGCTCGCCCTGCTCTGCCGCAACGGTACGGACCCGGCGCGCGCGGCGTTCCGCCGGCTCTTCTGGGTCTGCTCGCTGTCGTTCCTGCTCAGCGTCGCGCTCCGGCTGTTCGCGTCGACCTGGTACTGGGGCGGCGTGGTCAACCTGTGGCTGCCGGCGCTCGCGGCCGCAGCGACGGTCCATGCGCTGCGCGGAGGTCGGTCGTGACGGTCGACGAACTGCTTGCCCGCGCGCGCGCCCAGGTCGGGCACAAGGCCCGCAGCCTCCAGGAGCCGCAGGCTGGAGAGCGTGCGATCTACCAGCTCGGCGCCGGCGCTCTCGACCCCAGCGCCCCACACCCCTGGGGCGAGGGCGAGGACGGCGCCTGCGACTGCTCGGCGTTCTCCTGCTGGTGCTTGGGCGTCTCGAAGCTGCAGCGCGGCTTCCGCTGGCTCGTACAGCTCAACGGCGGGTGGCTCAACACCGACGGGATCTGGACGGACGCGCAGCACGAGAGCGGGTTCTTCGAACGGCTCGAGCGGCCGCTCGTCGGCTGCGCGCTCGTCTACCCGAGCGCCAAGGTCGCGAAGCTCCCCGGCACCCCACCGATCGGACACGTCGGGATCGTGACCGCGCTCGACGCCCAGGGCCGCGCTGCAAAGGTCATCCACTGCAGCTCGGGCAACTATCGCAAGACCGGGGACGCCATTCAGGAGACCGACGCCACCGTGTTCAGCCGGGTTGGAGCCACGCTCGCCGCCTGGTGCGCCACCGTCGAGCGTCCCGAGCAGGCCCGACCCAAGAAGGAGGCTCCATGCAGACCTATCTCCGCGCCCTTGTCCTGATCCTGGCCGCCGCGCTCGCCGGCTGCAGCGACGAGTCGCCGACCGGACCCTTCCCAACCCCGACACCCGCCCCGGGCTGCCCGTTCACTCTCGAGGCCGTGCCCATAGCCGGCGCGGCCGGCTTCTACCACGTCCAGCCCAACCCGGCCGGGGACTACGTGCTCTTCGTCAACGGCTCGAGCACGTCGCTCGAGTTCGGCGTCATTTTCACCGCGGCGAGCGGAGACGTGATCTCCGGCTGCCGCCCCTGCGGCTGCACGACCCCCGTCACGCTGCGCTGAGAGAGGAGGACCATGGTCCGCGCCAAGTTCAGGCTCAACAAGATCGAGACCTCGGAGCACACCAGGTCGCACCCGACCATCGACGGCAAGTACACGAGCGAGGTCCTCGAACTGCGCACCCTCATCTTCTCGCCCGTCTACAGCAGCGACCCCGAGAGCGAGAACCGCCACTTCTGGGATGCGACCCCGAGCGGCGAGATCCGGCTCGGCTGCGTGAACCGGGAGGCCTGGGAGAAGTTCCAGCTCGGTCACGAGTACTACCTCGACTTCACGCCGGCGCCGGCGATGGCCACCCCATGAAAGGAGAATCCTCAATGAAGTCCCGCCTGCTCCTCACGCTGCTCCTGCCCCTGCTCGTCATCCTCGCCGCCTGCGACTGCTCCAAGTGGTACGGCAAGTACCGCGCCGGCTACAGCTTCGTCTCGGGCGCGGTCTACGGCGTGCTCGATCCACTTGCCGGCGTCGACCCAGGCATCGGAGCCCGCTACAACCCGCTCAAGACGGCGCTCGAGGCCGCGAACAGCCTCATCGACCGGCTCTGCGCGGCCGACCCCGGCGCGAAGGAGCAGCAGGACCTGGCGGCGGCGATCGCCAACGGGGCCCAGCTCGTGTCCGAGATCGCCAAGGTCTACGGCGACGTCGTGCGGCCGCGCGACCTCGAGGAGGCCAGGGCCTGGAAGGAGACGGTCGCCGAGATGGAGGGTCTGCAGGCGGAGATCCAGCAGGCGGCCGAGCGAGGCACCAGGTAGCTCCATGCTGTCGAAGCGCCCGCGCTCCTGGACCGCCGGCGAGCTCGCCGACCAGGTCGAGGTCCGCGTCGCCGGCGAACGCCGGAAGGTGCCCCGCCGTCTGCTCGACCTGATGGCCGGGCCACGGCCGCCAGTGGACTGCGAGTCCAACGGCTGCGGGCCGAAGCTCTCGGCGGTGCCGTGCCTGGGGCGCCTCGTCTCCTGGCTCGTGCCCGACGTGCTTCACGGCTGGCCGATCTGGATCGGATGCCACTGGCACGACTACCACTACGGGCCACACCGCCCGCTCGGAGGAACCTGGGCCTCGCGGCGGCAGGCCGACTTCCTGCTCGCCCGCAACATCCTGACCGTGATCGCTGAGGCCGGCGTCTGCAGCTGGCCGCGCGCCGCTACGGTGGCCGGGCTCTACTGGCTGGGCGTCCGCCTCGGCGGGTGGTGCGCGTTCAGCTACGGACCCGGAGAGGCCCCGCGCTCCGCCCTCGAGCGCGTCCGGGAGCGGACCGGGCTTTTCCGTCGCGCAGTGGGGAGCGTGACCTGATGGGCTGGTTCCGCAACTTCCTGGCGTGGCTGCGGGACGATGACGTCCCCGCGCCGGCACTCGCCTCGTCGCCGTCGCCGGTGACCGCTGAAGGTCGCCGCCTCACCATCGGCGTCGGCGTCAACGAGTACCTCGGCTCGCCTGAGAACGCGCTCCGCGGCTGCGTCAACGACTCGGTCAACGTCCGCCACGAGCTCGAGCAGCGGGGATGGGAGGCACCGGCCGAGCTGCTCTTCGACCACGAGGCGACGAAGCGCCGCACCCTCGAGGTCATTGGCAATACCTGCGCGAGCCTGCGCACCGGCGACACGCTGCTCGTCCAGTGGTCGAGCCACGGGACACGTATCCATGATCCGGCGGAGGCCGACGGGCTCCTCGAGGCGATTTGCCCGACCGACGCCATGGCCGACTGGCCACGGAACCTGGTGACGGTCCTGGACCTCGCCCGGATCTTGCGCGAGCAGGTGGCTCCCGGGGCGCTGGTGCTCCTCCTGGTCGACGCCTGCCACAGCGGGGTGCGGGGCGCGGATGCGGGCAACTACGCCCGGGCGCTGAACCCGCTCTACCGGCGGGCGCGCGTCCTCCTGGGGCCCGTGGCGGCCGGCGGGACACGGGTCCGGGGACTCAGCGGCGCTGTCACCGGGCAGGTGGCGACCCCCTGGTCGAGGACGGTGCTCCTGTCCGGCTGCCGCTCCGACCAGGTCTCGCTCGACACGTGCATCGCCGGCGAGTACCAGGGCGCGATGACCTGGGCGTTCCTGCGCGCGCTGCGCTGGACCCGGTCCGAGCGGACGCTCCGGGAGCTCCACGTCCACATGCGGCAGATCCTGACGGCGCAGGGGTACGCCCAGGAGCCGCAGCTCCTCGGGTCGCCGCCGCAGCTCGAGCGCCGGGTGTTCGGATGACGCCGGCGACGGTCGCCGCCGCGGACTCCTACCGGGAGCATCTCCGTACGCTGGGCGACGTCGAGCTGGCCAAGGAGATGCGGCGGTGCCTGGCCGAGGTCGCAGTGGTGCTGCGGGACACCGAGCCAACGGAAGGCCTGGTGCGGAGGTTGCGCGCTTGGCTCGAGGGACGGCGCCACCTCAATGTCGTGGTGACGCCCACCGGTAGGCCCGCAGTCAGGGCTTTCGTAGAGCGGTGCACAACGCCGCCACGAGCGAATCCGCCCTAGTCGAGTCCGCCTGGCGCGCGCTTCTCTCTCGAAAGAACGTAGCGCAGCGCCCAGCCGATGGTCTGGAGCCCACTCCGCACACGTCGCAGCGACCGCAGGAAGTCGCTGCGTCGCAAGTCCTCGACGCACAGAGGATCGGCGACCCGCACCCGTTGGAGCGGCAGGGCGACACCACCGAAGTCGACGCCGAGGGCCGTCAGCCGATTGCAGATCTCGTAGAAGAGCCACTCGCGTGCATGCTCGGGAAGGTTGACGACCATCTCCTGGTGCTGTGGCTCGAGCGTCAGGCCTCCACCTATCAGAAGCTCGTCGGGGTCGTGGGCGCCCTGGCCGACCTCGATGGTTGGTCCATCTGGTGGCTTCGCCATCACCGACCAGGCAGCCGAGGGATTCGACGACGTCAGTGATGACGAACTGCTCGGCGCGCAGCCAGGCAAGTACCCTCTCGCGGGTGGCACTGAACCGTTCGTCCATGGTGGAGTTGGTGACGGCGGACGAGAGCTGAAAGGAGGTCACGTTGGGGCAATTATACCCCTCGACCCGTCCTCTCCAGTTCGCGTCCACCCTACGCGGCGTTCTTCGGCTTGGTGCACACCGGCGGGTCGCAGACCGAGCACGGCGTGTAGCTCTTGGCCGCCTCGCAGAGCTTCATCGCGATCTTCGACTTGGCCAGGTGCCGGCAGCCGTCGGCGTGGTACTTGGAGCCGGTCTTGGTGACGTAGACGGTGGGCTCGGTTCCCGCGAGGAGTAGCGCCGGTAAAACAAGCAGGAAGACGACTAGAGCAACAGAGCGATTCCGACTTTTTACTCCATGCGGCATGGTTCCCTCCAGGCTAATGTTGGGGCGGCTTGCAGTTCGTGCAAGGACGACGAGCACGCCTCGCCTCATCGAGACTCGTCGACCGTGCTCCAGGCTTGACGTATTTGCAGTCGTCGAAGTGGTAGGCCTCCCCTTGCAGGTTGACGTAGTAGCGCACCCCTGCCGGGAAGGGCCAGGATTTGGTGATGCCCTCCATGGTGATCGCGCCGGCCTGGTCATCGGAGATTCCATACTTCGCGCGCACGGCCGCGAGCCGCTTGTCGGCCAGCCTTTCCTTCAAGTTCGCCTGCGCTGCGAGGACCTTTCCCATCTCCGCTTTGTTCATCGGGCCACGGCTGAGGTCAGGCGTCGGGATCCGTCCCTCGGCCTCGGCGCCGGCCCTGGCGCTCGCGGCGTACAGCGCCTGGTAGATCTCGATGCGCTTCGCCTCCGTCACCTCGGCCGCGGTAACCTGGCTGGAAAGGTAGAGCAAGAGAGCCGCAGCCCTCAACATAGCGGTCCAGGACAGCGGACGCAGCGCAGACCTCCGTGGCTCGAGCAGGTGCCAGATTGATTCTGCGAGCAGGTGCCCATCCCGTCGTTGCAGATGCCGGTCACGTCGCGGCAGCCTTGGAGGCCGCTCGACGGCAGGATGCCGCAGACAGGAAGTCCGGATGGCCCCGGTGTTACGGATGGCGTAGGCGTAGGTTGCGGCGTTCCTCCCCCAGGGGGCGGAGTTGGGGTAGGCAGTCCGGCGCCAGCCACGATCGCGACCGTGGTCGAGGCTGAAAGCCCACGGCCCCGCGAGTCGGTTGCGGTGACAGCAATGTCGAGTCGGCCATCAGCTCTCCCGTTGTTGAAGGTGTAGACCAGGCCATCCTGAAGTTGGAAGACGCCACCTGGCGGTATGGCGTTGGCGCCCAACGCCAGAAGGTCCGCGGAGGTCAGCGTGATCGAGCCGACGTTGGCCCCGTCGGAGTTGAAGAGGGTCTTCGTGACCGACTGAATCGTCGCGCCATCCCCCGTGCTGAGCGTGGCGGTCAGAGTCCAGAGGGCCGCGAAGCTGAAGCCCGCCGTCGGCGAGGCGGTTGCCGAGATTGGGCTCGGGGTGACGGCGAGGATGAGACTTCCGAGGGGGGAGGTTGGCGACCCACCACCGCCGCAGCCTAGGAGGGAGAGGGCCGCAAGCCCCGCGAAGATGCGTCGCATGTATCTCCTTTCAAGTGCGGGGAATGCCCGACCCGCCGCTCTACGGCGGCTGGATCGTTGCGGTTTATCCTTCGGTGAAGTTCACTGCGGCACCACGTCGTAGTAGCAAGCTGGCGACGTGGCCTCGACCGCCCAGACCTCGAGCCGGTATGTGGTCTCGGCGCCAGGCAGATCGTTGTACACGTAGTCCTTGGTGATCGAGCAGGTGCCGTCGCGGTAGACCTTGGCCACGCTCTGCCAGGCGGATCCGTTCCAGCGCCTGAGCTGGTAGGATTCCACCGCGGCGGTCTCGTCGTCGGTTGACCAGGTCGCGCGAATCCCGTCCGCCTCGATGGTGCCGACGAAGCTCGCGGAGACGCCGGCGCAAGTGTCCGTGACGCCGCAGGGGTTCGCAAGCGCAGGGACGAGCAGGACCGCAAGGATTGCCGAAAGGGTTTGCCTCATCAGGTCTCCTTCTTCGCCCAGGCCGGGTCTGGCCGCCACATCAGCATGAACGCGTACCCGGCGAGCGGCTTCCTGATCGTAACCCGAGCCTGGCTTCCAGGTGGAGCATCGAGGTGCCAGCTCTCGCAGGAGCCTCGATCGGCCAGATCCTCCTCGACGATCTCCGCAGCACCAGGAAATGCGGCACGGAACGTCCACTCCGGGGAATGGTAGCCCACCGGGAAGCTCATCGAGATCGTGAAATCCGTCAAGTGCTGACGCGGGATATAGCTGAACCGCTGGAACGCGGGTTCCGAGGCTGGATCTTGTCGCACCAGGAGGCCGGGAACCGCGCCGCTCACGAGACACCCGACTCCCGCGGCCGGCCAGGTCCCTCCCTTCGGCTCGATCTCGTGCCAGCGCCATCCGCCGGGACCGTCCGCTGTATGATGCTCGAAGAGGATCGCTGGGTTGTCGGAGACGACGGCATAGGAGGCGATGGTTGGAATCACCGCGCACTGCGCTGCAAGGATGCGCTCTCGGAATTCGATCTTGGCCTTGTCCCGCAACGGTCTGGCAGCGGCCCAGTGCCGAGTCAGCAGGGCGGCGCCGCTTGGTTCAACGGTCAGGAAGACGCTTAGGGAGGCGGCCTCCACGGTCAGCTGCTCGCGCTGCAGGAGCCAAGCCGACTCGAAGTGGTCGTGCCAGTCGACGCTCGCGGAGTGGGCCGGGGGCCCTTCCGCGATCCGGGCCAGTTCGGCCACCACCTCGACGTCGAGCTCGTGCGGCGGCTTGCGGAGCAGGCGCGAGACGTAGGAGGCGGACTTGCCGAGGCGCCGGGCGACCTCGCGGACCCCGAGAGCGCGGGCCAGCACTACGACGTCGGCTGGCTCGATATGGGGAGCGGCGGTGTCCACGGGCCCTACTCTAATCCAGGCGGCGAGAACGGTCAAGGTCAGCGGCAGGCAACAGGTACGGCACAGGCAGGCAACGACCGCTAGGTAGCGGCTGGAACGCCTCGGTGTTGCCGGTGTTACCGAGCGCTGGCATTTCCGGCAACGCCGGCAACACCTGACGGGGCAGACCGCGGCACAAAGCAACGCGTGAACGTTGACGGCGGTTTGACACCGTGGTACCTTTGTGGCCATGGTCGACCAGGCCAAACGCGCGAAGCGGAGCAAGAAGGCGCTGCGCGACCGGTGGCTAAAGTTCCGGGCGACCGACGACGAGATCGAGCTCGTCAGACGCGGGGCGGCGGCGGAAGACCGGCGCCTCAGCGACTTCATGCGGGTTGCTGCGAAGGAACGGGCTCGCCAAGCCATCGAAGCCACGCGGAACTAGGCCCCGCCAGCCCGGCCCACAAGCACGTCGAGCGATCACCAGATCCTCGCGACTTGACTTGACCCTACGGCGTGGGTACAATGGGGTCGCAATGGACGGGACGCTCTGGAAGGTTTCCGACGTCGCGGCGTACCTTGCGGTCTCGGTCGCCTGGGTCTACGAGCGCGTCGAGCGCGGCGACATCCCGCACATGAAGATCGGCGCGCACGTCCGCTTCAAGCGCCAGGAGATCGAGGGCTGGGCGGAAGAGCACCGCCGGCCGCAGCCCGCCGCATCCGGGGGCTCGCGATGACTCTAGCTTCCTCGGCGCTGTGGTACCCTGCCCCGCGTGGTGTTCTACAAGCGGGGCAGGACCTGGTACGCGGACCTCGGTCGGCGCAACGGCCGACGCCTGGTCGTCTCGCTGCGAACCACCGAGCGGGAGAAGGCGGAGAGCCTCTACCTCGAGCTGGCGCGCCAGCGGCGGATCCGCGGCCTCGCCCTCGACGAAGCAATCCTCACCGAGAGGCAGCAGCCCCGGGACCCCGTCACCGTGGCCGCGGCGATCGCCGACTTCCTGTCCTACTCGCAGAAGCACCACTCTCCGACCACGATCGAGCGCAACCAGCGGATCAGCCGGTCGCACCTGGTCCCGCAGATGGGAACGCTGGTGCTCGGAGGCATCAGCCTCGAGGCGATCGAGCACTACAAGGCGAAGCGGCTCCACGATGGAGCGAAGCCGGAGACGGTCAACCGGGAGCTGCAGGTCCTGCGCAAGGCCCTCAACCACCAGGTGGCGCTCGGCAAGATGCCGTCGAACCCGCTCCAGCGGTTCAAGCTCCTGCCGGTCGTCCGCTCCGAGGTCCCGGTGCACCTGTTGCCGGAGCAATACCGAGCTCTCGTCGAGCTCGCCGAGGAGCCGTTGCGCACCATGATCGTCGTGGCCGTCCAGACCGGGTTGCGCAAGACGGAGCTGTTCCAGCTGACCTGGACACGGGTCGATCTCCAGCGCCGCTTCATCTTGGTCGACGCCAACGACGGGGAATGGCGGCCGAAGGGGCGGAAGGCTCGACCGTTACCGCTCAACGAGGAGGCCTACGCCGCGCTCAAGGAGCACCAGGCGCGGACCCGGCTTCGGTCTCGGTACGTCTTCTGCGGCCGCACAGGCCGCCCGCTTACCACGCTCAAGACCTCCTGGACCACGCTCCGGCGAAAGACCGGCGTGAAGGTGCGCTGGCATGACCTGCGCCACACGTTCTGCTCGTGGGCGATCCAGGACGGGGTCCCGGTCCAGGCCGTCGCGGAGCTGCTCGGCCATGCCGATCTCCAGATGGTCAAGCGCTACACCCACTTGCGGCCGGAGCACCTGCGGGCAGCGGTCGACACCGTTGCGCGGGCCAGCAAGCGGGTACATAATGGCGACAGTCGTGAGGCGTCGCCGAAGCCGCCAACCTCCTGAAGCCCCATCGCACCGTGGTAGCAGGGGCGGGACTCGAACCCGCGACCCCGGCATTATGAGTGCGGTGGGCAGTGAGTTGCCCACTTGCCGTTCCTGAGTGTTGCCGCCGAAAACCGCGTCCATACGGTCAGTTCCGCTCAGGGTGAATCCTGCTCATTTCGCGCCGGTTCCAGGCGCTCCTGGCGACAGATCGGGGACAGAATCCCGACAGGTGCCTGTGCCGGCCTGGTCGGCAACACGGGACGGGCAACACCGCGTCGCGCCGGCGCCAGACCTCGTGAACACCCGGCAACACTTTCACGTCGGTCCGGGGCAGCAGCGGCAACAGCTGGAGGGGGCCACCGATGATGCCCCTCCTGCTTGCGCTCTCCCTCGCGGGCGCTGACCATCTGCCAAAGGCGCTCGCCTACAACCGGACGCTGCCGGCCTACGTCCGCCTGGTCGAGATCCTCGGCACCGAGGAGGTCATCTGGGCGAGCCGGCGCGAATCCGAGCGCCGGCGCCGCGAGACGCCCTCCTTGGTCGCCTACGTCGACGGGCCCGTGGTGCGGGTCATCCGCCGGCGCTGGCCGCTCGAGGCGGTGCGTGAGAGGGAGCCGAAGCCCACCGACTTCTCGAGCGCGACCTGGGGCGGACTCGCCGGCATCCTTCGGCACGAGCTCGGGCACCAGCTCTACTACCTGGTGCTCTCTGAGGCGGAGCGCGCCCGGGTCGACCTCGCGGTCGCCCCTGTCACGACCTACGCAAGGACCTCGAAGCACGAGGCCTTCGCCGAGGCGGTCGCCCTGCTCACCCACCCGCGCTACCGGCCCGACCGGTTCGCGCCCGAGGCGCGGCGCTACCTGGACGAGGTCGAGGCTGTGCTGGCGGGGAGAGGCATCCTGCCAGCGCGGCCGCTGCTCCTTGCGGAGGACCTGGCATGGCGCTGAAGACGGCAGAAGAGACCTGCGGCTGCGGGCGGCCGCGATCGCACGGCGGCCTGTGCAAGGTGAGAGCTGCAGCCCTGCGTGAGCGGCGCAAGCGCGGGAAGGAGGAACCGCCCGCGAAGCCGAAAGCCGAGGCCAAGGCGGCGCGGGCGAGGACGAGGCCCTCCGTTGTAGACCGCGCGATCGAGGGGCTCGAGCGCCAGCGCGCGCGCCTGCGCCAGCGGCGCGCCCCGCTCGAACGTCGCATCCAGGACCTGCAGGAGAGGATCGGCGAGATCCAGCTTGCGGAGCAGCCGTTCTCGCGTGCGATCGAGGCGCTGCGCGGCAAGGCCTCCGCGCTGCCCCCCGGTGCGCAGGGCGCGCGAGGCCGACGACGAGCCCGAGCCGACGCTGTCCGAGGCGCTCCCTGCCGAGGAGCTGCTCGCGCTGCGCGCCGTCAGGACATTGAAGCCCGATGCGCGCGGCGTCACGCTCCCCGACATCCACGAGGCGGCACGCAAGCTCGGCTACGACCAGGGCGGCGCGCGCCTCGACCGGCTGCTGAAGCAGCTCGTCTCCCGCGCGGTGGCCGAAGCGGCGTTCGCGGAACTCGAAGCGATCGAGCGCGAGGCCATCGAGGCGGCGCACACCTCGAACTGCCACGCCTGGACGGTGCCGCTCACCACCCCGGAGCCGCGGCGCTCCGAGGTGATGGCCGAGCGGTGCGACTGCCGGACGAGGGAGGTGGCCCGTGGGTAGCGCCCGCGTCCACCCGTCCGCGATCCTCGCCGGCGGCCTCAACGACCGAGCTGAGCGCAACGCCCACCTGGATCTCGCACGTCTGCGCAAGGCCACCGCGATCGCCGCTGCCATCCGCGAACAGGAGCAGCGCCAGGGCGTCCGCATGACCCGTGAGGCGGTCCGGCTCATCTCGCCCGAGGGGCGGCGGCAACTCGAGCGCGCGGCCCGGGTCAACGTCTCGAGCGAGGAGACCTGGGCCCTCGTCGCCGAGCAGTTCCCTTGGTCGGAAGGGCAGTCGTGGTCGGAGGCGCAGGCGTGACCTACCACCAGAGCACCTGGGACGACGCCTTCGCCGCCCTCGCCTCGCTCCGCGACCAGGTGGGCGACGATGACCGCCGCGCCAGCGATGCCATCGCCGATCTGATCCAGGCCGCGCGCGCCGCCGAGCGCGAGGTACGCTCCGCCTGGGTCGAGCACAACCACAACCACGAGCGAGAACGGGCCGCCCATCTGGCGTTGCTCACCGCGCTCGCTACCACCACCGCTCGGCTACGGGCCGCCAAGCTGGCGCTGCTCGCCACGCTCGCCACCATCAACGAACCGGCCGCGACGGATGCGGCCTGAGAACGGAGGAACCATGGAACGACTCGACACGATCGCGGAGCGGATCCTGATGCCGCCCCGTCCCCGTACCTGCTCGGAACCGAGCTGCGCGCTCGTTCCTGGTCATACCGGGCCCTGCCGGGACACCCTCGGCCGGGACCTCGCGCGGACCGCGGCGGCGGAGCGGGTGCAGACCTCGCTTGGTGTCCGCCAGGAGGCGGAACGCCGGCTCCAGGTCTGCGGCCTGGTCTGCGAGGGCATCCCCACGCGGAGGCTCGCCGACCTCGGGCCGGGCGGGCTGCACCGGGTCATCGAGGCCGTGCGTGCGGCCGAGCGTTCGCGCTCGCAGGTCGACGTCGCCGGCGCCTTCGCGGCGATCCAGGGCGCGGCGCTGCTCCTGGGCGTCGCCGAGCACACCGGGGAGCAGGGCTCGGAGCGGGCCGAGGGAGGGGCGTGATGCCTGGTCCCTACTCGATCACCGAGCTGCTCTGCGCCTGCGGGAAGCGCGCCACCAACCAGGTCCTCGCCGACGGCAAGGTGCACTCGACCCGCTGCCGCGCCTGTGCGATGCGGGAGCTGCGAGACCTGACCCGGGCCGAAGCGCAGGCGCGCCGGGAGGCGGCCGCGAAGGCCGCGGCGAAGTAGGAAGAGGGACGAGGTCGCTGGAACGACCTCGCCCCCCGGAACGAAGCGCCGGCTGGGAAGCCGGCATGGATGGTCACGAGCAGTATAACGCGCCCGCAGGGGCGCGGAGGTAGCAACGATGTCGACTCAGGCGGCGGCCGTGACGGTCGCCCAACAGAAGAAGGACGCCCTCACCCAGTTCGAGGGGCAGCTGAAGAAGATGCTGCCGCGGATCGGAGAACTTCTGCCGCGGCGGGCGGGCGACCCGCACCGGTTCGTGCGCATGGTGATGATGGCCTGCGTCCGCACGCCGAATCTGCTGAACGCCGACCGCAACACGCTTCTACTCGCGGTCATGAACGCCGCCGAGCTCGGGCTCTCCTGTTCCGGTGGCCCGGCGAGTCGGGCTCACCTGGTGCCGTTCAAGGGAAAGGTCACCTGTATCCCCGACTTCAAGGGCCTGATCGACATCGCCCTCGACTCCGGCAAGGTCGACTCGATCGAGGCGGAGACGGTCCACCAGGGCGACGAGTTCGAGTACCGGCGCGGGACGGACCCGATCCTCAAGCACGTCCCAAAGCTCACCGAGCGGGGGGAGATGATTGCCGTCTATGCCGTGGCGTGGCCGCATGGTGCCGTGCGGCCGGTCTGGGTCGTGATGTCCCGCGCGGAGGTCGAGGGCATCCGCGACAACTCGCCGGCGTACCGGTTCGCCAAGGACAAGGGCGGCGATACCCCCTGGATCAAGAGCTTCGGCGAGATGGCGAAGAAGACCGCGATCCGCCGGCTTTACAAGTGGCTGCCGACCACGGCCGAGATGCAGCGCGCTGAGGAGATCGACACCGCCGCGGACAGCGAGGACCTCGCCACGCTGGAGGCGATCGCGGCCGAGGGCTCGCAGCTTACGGAGGGCGAGAAGGAGGAGCGCCTGCTTCTCCTGAAGGCGATCGCGGCCAAGCGCGTGCAGGACCCGGACGCCGTGGTGAAGGCGTGCATCGATCTCGGTATGGACGACGGCGAGGCGCCGGATCACCTGCACCTCGTCGCTCTGCGGGACCTCGCGAACAACCTGGGGATCGGCGGTGGCGCGCCTCCTCCGGCAAACCCGCCGGCGGCCGCCGGTCAGGGATCACTACTCGACCCCACAGCCAAGAAGGGACGGTGAGCCATGCCGCGCATCGTCCAGCTGCACTACGCCGGCCTCAAGGCGCGTGACGCCTCGCTCTCCCTGCGCGATCCCCTCACGCTGCTGCTCGGTCCGGTTGGCGCCGGGAAGTCCAGTGCGGAGGAGGCGCTCCGCTTCGCCGCCCTCGGCTTCGTGCCGGCTCTCGGCCGCTCCGAGGCCGCGACCGCTCGCCTCCTGCGCCACGACCGGCTCGACGTCGAGGTCCACCTCGACGACGGCCGCCATTTCACGCGCGGCCTCGTCCGCGAGGGGGCGAAGCTCCGGAGCGAAGCGTTCGCCTCGTGGTTGCCGGCGAAGACGGGCGCTACCGAGGCGGGCGCCGCCATCACCGCGCTCTTCGGCGCTTCGTCGCTCGAGGCGGCGGAGGGGCTCGACCTGCGCGAGCTGCTGACCGCGACGCCGGCGACGCGCTCGAAGCGCATCGAGCAGCTCCTCGACTCCTCGGGTCTCGCGCCCGAGGTCCTGGCGCGCCGCGGCTGGGCCCTGACGCTGCTGCGCCTCGCCGAGCTGCCGTCCGAGCGGATCCCGCCCGAGGCGGAGGCGGCCGCCACCCTGGCTGCTGCATGCGAGGCGACGATTCCCAAGGAGATCCAGGGCGCGGCCCGCGCGGTCACGCGCGAGATCGAGGAGTTACTGCGCGCGGCTGGGCTCGCCGTCGCCCAGGAGCGGGTCCGCCAGGCGAAGCTGGACGCGACGGCGGCTGTCCGCTCGAAGGTGGCGGCGCGCGGCGAGATCGAGGATCGCGCCGTCGCGGCCGCTTCTGGACCGACCGATACGGTGCAGGTCCTGCAGGTGAAGCGCGACGCCCTGGCAACCGCGAAGGCGCGGGCGGAGCGCGACCTGGAGGAGGGGGCGCGCGCCCAGCGGACCCGGCTCGAGACCGAGGAGGCCCTCCCCGCGCTCCGGGAGGCGGTGGCCGTCGCCGAGCGCGCCCAGGCGGCCGCTCTCGAGGCGCTGCCGCGCGCCGAACAGGCGCGCCGGGAGGCGGCGGCACTGGTCGATCCCCCGGACGTGGTGGCGCCGGCGGCGATGCCGCCCGACCCGGCCGAGATCGCGGAGGCGGACCGGTTCCTGCTGGAGGCGCAGGCGAGCTACCAGGCCGGCCAAGCGGTCGTGCTGCCGGAGCGGCTCAGTGCCGAGCGCGAGAAGGTCACCCTCGAGGTGGCCGAGGAGAAGCTGCGTGCAGCCGAGAAGAGCCCGTGGCGTCGAGTGGAGCAGATCGCCGATGAACTGGATGAGCTTGGCGGCCGCCAGATTGCGAACCAGCTGCGCGAACTCGCGGACGAGCACGGTGGCAGCGTCTTCAATCTGGCCCGAGTCCTCGATCAGGCCCGACAGCAGCTGAAGGAGGCCCGAGCCCAGATCGAGGCCCGCGACGGGGAGATCGCGACCGCGAAGGCGGAGCGCGCCCGGCTCCTGGCCAGCGCCGAGGAGCTGCGAGCCCGGGCGCTCGGGACGCGCAGCGCCGCGGTGGCCGCGGCCCAGTCGGCGGAGCGGCTGGCCCGCGGCACCTATGCCGAGGCTTTCGCCGCGCGCGCCCGGCAAGTCGAGCTGAACCGCCAGCATCGCAACCGGCTCCTCCAGGAGGCGTCCTATCACGAGGAGTCCGCGCGAGCGGCGCAGATGGCGCGCGACCGGGCCCGGACCGACCTGCAGGGGGTCGAGCAGCGGCTTGCCGGGATCGCCTCGGTGTCCGTGGACCTGGACGGGGCCGCGAAGGCGCTCGAGACCTCGCGCCAGGAGCTGGTGCTACTCGACGCGCGCCTGGTCGAGCTGCGCAAGGCCGAGGCCCGGCGCCAGGAGATGGCGGCACTGCTCCAGGAGATCGACCGTGCGACGGCGCTCCAGCGCGCCTACGCGGCAGCCGAGTGGGCGTGCGAGCGGCTCCGCGGCGAGGACCTGGCGGCGCGCGCCACGGGGATCGAGGGCCGGATGCGGGGGTTCCTGCAGGCGGCGGGGCGCACCGAGGAGCCGTACTTGCGCGCCAACAAGGGCGGTGCGGAGTTCGGGCTGCGGCGCGACGGTCACGAGATCGCGGTCGAGGCGCTGTCGGGGGGCGAGCACGTGCTCTACTGTGCGGCGCTCGCCGCGACGGTGATCGCGCTGCGGGCCCCGGCGGTCCGGGTGCTCCTGGTCGAGGCGGCCGAGCTCGGGGCTGGTGAGGTGGCGCAGGCGCTGCTCCGGGGCTGCACGGCGATCGCCGGCGAGCTCCAGGTGGTGGTGGCCACGAACGCGGCCATCGAGCCACCGGAGGGGTGGTCGGTCCTCCGTTGCGGTGCGGAGACCGCGGCCGAGGTCGTGGCATGAGGACATCGGACATGCCGGAGCCGTACGCCCTCGCGGCGGTGGAGAGGGCCGGCTGATGTCCGACCTCCTCTCCACCCTCACCGACGAGCAGCGCGCCGCCGTCGAAGCAAGGGACGCCGAGGTCCACGTCCAGGCTGGGCCCGGATCCGGAAAGACGCTGGTGCTGGCTGGCCGCATCGTCCACCTGATCGCCTCGGGCGTCGACCCGCGCTCGATTCTCGCGCTGACTTTCACGCGCGCGGCCTGTGCCGAGATCCGCGACCGCGTGATCAGAGCGCTCGGGTTCGAGGTGGCGCCGCGCATCGAGACGTTCCACGGCTACGCCGCGTCGGTCGTCGTGTCACCCGGCCAGCGGGTGGCAACGGAGGCCGAGGCGGAGGCCGCCCTGCGATCGCTCTTTGAGGGGCCGATGCGACGTCCGCCGCGCGCGCTCCCGGGTATCGAGACGCTCCGCGAGGCGATTGTCAGCTACGAAGCCGAGGGGGTGTCACCTGGCAACGCCATGCGCCTGCGCCTGGTGCTCTCCCGGCTGACGTACGCCAACCTGGTACCGACCTGGGACCTGGTTCCGAGTGCGGTTGCAGGGGCGGTTGAGCTGACGAGCCGGTACCGGCACGTCCTAGTGGATGAGGCTCAGGATACCACTCACCAGGAGGAGCGTCTCGCCATCCGCGCCGTGGTTGGCGGGGGGGCCGTCTTCGCCGTCGGCGACCCGCGGCAAGCGATCTTCGGCTGGCGTTGGGCCACAGGCTGGAAGGGCGAAGTGACCCACCGCCTCACGCGCACCTTCCGGTTTGGCCACGGGATTGCCGCAATGGCCAACTCGATCGCGGCGCGTTGCGACGGAGAGCTGATCGAGGGGGCGCAAGACGTCAGCAGCGAGGCCGTGCGCCTTGACTACGGTCCTAGCCCCGGGGAGTTCGGGGCCGCGCTACACCAGGAGATCCTCGGCGGGCACGTCATCAGGCCCGCTGGCCAAGTCCTCATCTTGGCGCGGACCAACCGGGAGTGCGAGGCGATCGAGCAGATCCTGGGCAACGGCACGGCGAGACACGTCCAGCGCAACCCGCTCGATCCCCTCTCGTCGGAGTCGGATCGGTTCGTTCAGGTGTGGGCGGACGGGCGTGCGGTCATCAGCACGATTCACGCCGCCAAGGGTAAGGAATCCGACCGCGTCGTACTCGTTCGCGACCTGGAGCGCGAGGAGAAGGACCCGGAGGAGCGCCGCGTCGACTACGTCGCGTGCACCAGGGCGCGCCGCCGGTTGGCAATCCTGCGGGAGGCAAGGCGATGAGGGGCATCCTGTTCTGGCTGGTTTGGCATATGCCGCTGGGGCGGCTGGCGCCATGGATGCTCGGGCTCGCGCTCGGACAACGCCCGAGAAAGGTGCGGCGGGAGGTGGAGCGGTGAAGCTCTCAGAGATCCGGCCGTGCGACGCGTGCGGCGGCGCCATCGCCACCGGCTCCTACCTGCTGCGCCTTTCCCTTCTGGTTGTCAGTCCGCGGGCGGTCAACCAGGTCCTCGGGCTCAACCAGATCTTCGGCGGCGCGCTGAAGCTCGCCGAGGCGTTCGCTCCCGACGACAACCCGGTCAAGGTCGCCGGCGAGGAGGACCCATCGCTCTGGACCGATGCGCTGGTGTGCCAGCGGTGCGCGCTCGGGGCGCCGATTGACCTGGGCCTGCTGCTGGCGAAGCGGGCGGAGGAAGGGGTGTCTCGTGCCTGACTATCGCGGCCGCGCGGCCGCCGGTGGTCCGGTCGTCGAGCGAACGCACGAATGGGGTCGGAGCCGATGACCGAACCCATCGTCATTCGGCTGCCCGGAGAACCCCACGCCCAAGGGCGCGGCCGCGCCGGCGTCGTTTTCGGCAAGGGCGGCAAGCCCGTGATGGTCAACGGTCGTCCCATCGTACGCGTCCACGACCCTGTCGAGTCGCGCAACTGGAAGGCGGCGGCGGCTGACCACTTCCTGCAAGCCATGAGCGGGCGGTCTCCGCTCACCGGCGGCGTCGCGGTCGAGATCGAGGCCGTGTTCACCTGTCCGCGCTCGGCCTGGAAGAAATGTTCGATGACGCCACGGCGCTGGAAACTCGGCAAGCCAGACCTCGAGAACGTCGCGAAGGCGGTCCTCGATGCTGGCTCCGGGATCTGCTACATCGACGACCGCCAGGTGGTCGAGCTGCGGCTGCGGAAATTGGTAGGCGCCCAGGGCGAGGCACCCTACGTGCTCGTCCGCATCGAGGAGCTGCCGGAGCTGGTCGCCAGCGCTGCCAACCTGCACCGGCCCGCGCGCGAGCTCGCCGGCGCCTCGGTGCACAGCGAGGGGTCCCTGTTCGGGACCGTGGAAGGAGACGCATAGATGCAGATCCTCGTCTCGAAAGTGGTCATCAGCACCAAGCAGAACCGCGTCCTGTATGCCGTGACGGCCAGCCTCACGGAACCGGAACGCTGGGCCGAGGCCGTCGCTCTCGCGGGCGACGAGGTCCTCGTGGAGGCCGCCCGGGCGGGCATCCTGGAATCCGTCACGATCTCGGGTGCCCAGGGCAACCACAAGCTCACGCTGACCGGCCGCTGCAAGTGGGGCAAGAAGCTCGCCTCCCTCTTCGAGAAGGAGGGCGAGGTGGTCGAGAGTGCCGAGCTGAGGTTCGGCGCAGACGCGCGCGCGAAGGAGTGGATCGGCCAGGATCTGGAGCTCGAGCCCGCCCAGGCCGTGCTCGCGTTCGGCGGGAAGGGGTAGGAAACGATGCCCTCGCTGACTGTCGTCTTCATCCGCTTCCTCTTCGCCGCCGGGCTCGGGCTCGGGGCGCTTTTCACGCTCGGCATGTTCGCGACGCTCAACGACAAGCGGGAGGCGGGGGCCGCTGCGATCGCGGCGGTGAGCTGCTGGGCGCTCGCCTGGGCCGCCTGGGGGCAGTGGTGAGCGTGCCGCCCATCTGGATTCAGGTGCCGACGTCCGCTCCGACGCCGGAGGAGGAGATCCGCCGTTTGCGGCGCGACCTGCGGGACGCGCAGGCGCAGACCCACCGGCAGATCGCCGTGACGCTTGACTTGCTCAACGCCTTGGACGCGGCGCAGCTCGCGCTCAGCAAGTACGAGATCCAGGCGGCAGTGTTGCGCGCCGACGTCGAGCGGCTGAAGCAGGAGGCGGAGCGCGGCGTCCGGGTGAACGCGCTCTGCTACCACTGCTCGGCGGTGGTCCGGCTCATGCCGGGGCCCGAGGGGGTAGCGTGAAGAGCCCTCGATCCGTTCCGCGCCGCGAGAAGATGCGCCGGTACCTGGTGACCATCGCGACGCGCGGCACCTGGGCGCAGCTGCAGGAGGCCTACCAGGTCGGCGAAGTGGTGACCTACGGCCTCATCGAGAACGACGACCTGGAGGTCGTCATCAAGGACATCCGGGAGGAGAGCCGGAAGCCGGCGCCCCGCGGACGCAGGAGGCTGCGGTGAGCTGGTACCCCAAGCGCGAGAAGCCCTGCCAGGACTGCGGCAAGCCCTTTGTCGGCGGGCCGCCCGCGCGCTATGGGCCGTGCTGCCGCTGGAAGCACCGCGGCAGGGTGAAGAAGTACTCGTGGACGCCGGAGCGCGACCAGCTGTTGCGCGACCGGTATGACAGCCGCATCCGAAACCGAGCGGGGGAGATCGCCGTCGAGCTCGGCTGGCCAGGCTGGGCGGTGAAGCGCCGCGCCCAAGAGCTCGGGCTCAGCGTGTCCTGGCCGGCGGACCGGCGCGATTGGACTCAGGAGGAAGAGGGGTTCCTGCTCGAGCACGCCGGCAGCCGTCACGTCAACTGGATGGCGAAGAAGCTCAAGCGCTCCCTCACGTCGGTCGTGGTCAAGCTCAAGCGCATGCAGATCTCGCGGCGCTGGCGCGAGGGGTACACCCTGCAGGAGCTCCAGCTGTGCTTCGGCACCGACCATCACGTCATCGACCGCTGGATCCGAGAGGGGAAGCTCGTCGGGCGCCGGCGAGGAACCGAGCGCAACGGCACGGGCGGGCGTGACGGTGGGCCCGCCGACGCCTGGGTGTTCACCGACGAGGACCTGGTCACGTTCATCCGGAACCACCCGATGGCCTTCGAGCTGCGCAAGGTCGACCAGCTGTGGTTCATGGACTTGCTGCTCGCTGGCGGGCTCATCCAGAGAGCGCTCGAGGCCGCGCGCGAGGGAGAGGCGCCCGCGGCCTGAGCGCCGCGGCGACAGGAGGACGAAGATGGCGAAGAGGAAGAGCAGTGAGACGGCGGAGCAGCATGGCGGCGGGACGGCGGCGGCGATCGCGGAGGCGCCCCCGCCTGGCGCACAGCAGCTCATCCCTCTCGAAGCCATCCGCATCGGCGGCGCGAACCCGCGCCGGCACTTCGACGAGGCGAAGATGGCCGAGCTGACCGAGAGCGTCCGCCGGCACGGCGTCCTGCAGCCGGTGCTCGTCCGGCACTGGCCCGACCCGGGGAGCGACCGCTACGAGCTCGTCGCCGGCGAGCGCCGCTACCGAGCCGCGAGCAAGGCCGGCCTCTCCGAGATCCCGACGCTCATCCGGGAGCTCTCCGACGCCCAGGCTCTCGAGCTTCAGGTGATCGAGAACCTCCAGCGCGAAGACCTGCACCCGCTCGAGGAGGCTGAGGGCTACCGTCAGCTCCACGAGGTCCACGGCTACGCCGTCGAGGACCTGGCCGCCAAGGTCGGCAAGTCCCGGATGTACATCTACGGCCGGCTCAAGCTCTGCGCCCTCTCGAAGCCGGCCAAGGAAGCCTTCCTCGAAGGGCAGTTCAGCGCCTCGATCGCGCTCCTGCTCACTCGACTACAGGAGCCGCAGCAGGCCGACGCGCTCAAGGAGCTGAAGCGCTGGGGCGAGGACGGTCCGTCGTATCGCGACTTCGCTGACCATGTGCAGAGCAAGTACATGCTCCGTCTCGACGGCGTGCCCTGGAAGCTCGATGATGCCGACCTAGTCCCGAAGGCCGGGCCGTGCACGACCTGTCCCAAGCGCACCGGCAACCAGCCGGAGCTCTTCTCGGACGTCCGGAGTAAAGACGTCTGTACGGACCCGGGCTGCTATCGAGACAAGCAGGCCGCGACCTGGATGCAGGTGCAGGCCGAGGCGGAGTCCGAAGGCCTCGAGGTCCTCGGCGAGAAGGAGGTGAAGAAGGCCTTCCCGTACGGCGACCGTCCGGGCCACAACAGCGGCTTCGTCGCCATCACCGAACGGTGCGACGAGTCCCCGAAGGGCGAGAGCTGGCAGAAGACACTTGGCAAGGCAGCGCCGCCCGCGGTCGTGGCGTGGACGCCTGGCGGCGCCGTGGTCAAGCTCTACCGCGAGAAGGAGGCGCTCGACGCGGCTCGCGGCAAGGGCTACAAGTGGGCGCAGGCGCACCGTTCGGATGCCGGCTCGGGATCGAGCGACGCGGCCGACCGCCGGCGCATGGCGGAGCAGCGGTTGAAGGGTGCGGCGCGTCGTGAGGCGATCGGCCGGCTAGTCGCCGCTGCGGAGAAGAGGGAGCCGCCTGCCTCGATCTGGCGCGAGATCGCCGGCGCCATCATGGGCGCGGTCTGGGCGCAAGTCTCGCGCGAGATCGCCCAGCGTCGCGGCATCGAGGCAAAGGGCGGAGGCTTCGGCGCCCAAGAAGCGATCAAGAAGCTCCTGGCGAAGATGACACCTGGGCAGGCCCGAGGCCTCGCCCTCGAGGTCCTGGTTGTGCGCGGCCTGCTGGACTTCGGGAATCGGCACGATGGCGCGCGGCAGCTCCTCCGCGCGTTCCACATCGACCTCAAGGCAATCGAGAACCAGCTCAAGGTCCAGCAGAGGGCGAAGGCCAAGGAGCCCCGCAAGACTCCCTCTCAACGCCAGCGCGAGGCCGGGGAAGCCGCAAAGGAGGCAGCCGACCAGGCCGATCTCGCCAAGCTGCCCGACAAGATCCCGGCGCTGGTCGAGGACTACCGCCGTACGCTGCAGGCCCGGCACAACTTCATGCTCAAGGGCAAGGTCAAGCAGGCGCAGGAGGCGACCCGGCGCCTCGACCTGCTCCAGGCGAAGGCCAACGGCGGCAGGAGCTTTGGCTCCGGCGTCGAGACATCGCCAGCGGAGACGCTGCGCAGGCAGACCGCGGCCCCCATCGGGCAGGAGCCGCTCTGGGGCCAGCTGGGCGTCTTCCGTGTCGAGGTCGACGGCGTCCCCTACTTGGTCGAGCACGACACGTCGATGCACTTGGCCCTCCACGCCGAGCAGGCCTCCATGCGCTGCATCTCCGAGACCGGGTTTCATAGCTTCTTCCCAGCCACGCCCGGGTCCGACGAGGAGGTGCGCGCTTCCGTCGCCGACTACGTGGTGGAGCTCATCCGTGAAGAGGTCGCCACGGTCCCGAACCGCTCGGGCGCGCAGCGCGTGCCGCGCCCGGCGAGCAAGCCCCTGCCCTACCCGGAGCGGGTCTACCGCCTGCCGAAGAAGGGCGAGGGGAGGAAGCTCATCGAGCTTGCGGTGAAGGGCGGCCGGTCCGACGAGGTGCCGACGGCGCCGGCCAAGCACCCGGCCCGTTGCGCGCTGCGCCCCGCCGTCGGCGCGACCAAGGGCAACCACGCGCCTTGCACGCTCGAGCCCGGCCACAAGGCCAAGCACAAGAACCAGACCGAGAGCTGGACGAGGTGCGAGAAGCCGGCCGGCCTCCCGGGTGTTCCGCCGAGGGCGGTTCGTTGCCGCGCCTGCAAGGCGAAGCCCGGCTTCCCATGCACCGGCCACACCGGCGGCCGCAACTCGAAGTTCCACAAGGTCCGCGAGCAGGACGCGACGCGGGTCAGACAGGCCACGCCCGGGATCTGCTGCCGCTGCGGGTGCGTCGAGGCAGCCGCCTGCCCCGGCGGCTGCGCCTGGGTCAATGCCGACCGGACGGTCTGCAGTTCCTGCGCGACGCCCGAGGAGCTGCGGGCGGCACAGACGATGGGCGGTGGCGTCCGGCGCGTCGGCGCACTGTCGGACGAGGAGAAGTAGCGTCATGGCCAAACGCTCGTTCAGCGGCGCCCCGACTGCGCCCCGCCACCCGCGCGCGGCCGTGGGTAAGACAGAGATCGCCTGGACCGATTGGACCTGGTCGCCGATCGTCGGCTGCCGGCGGGTCAGCCCTGGGTGCGAGCACTGCTACGCGGAGAGGCTCGCGGCCACGCGCCT